ATGGATAAGGTAGTTTCCCTGTTTTCAGGTGCGGGCGGTTTATCGCTCGGTTTCAAGAACGGAGGAGTCCAACCGGATTTTGCCGCCGATATGAACGTTGACGCGTGCCAGACATACGCGGCCAATCTTAATCACCCGTCTCACGTTCTTGATCTCGGTAGCGAAGACAGCACTGCTATTAAGAAGCTACTTCTACCGTTTAAAAATTGTCTGGCAGTGATTGGCGGCCCACCCTGCCAAGGTTTCAGCACCGCAGGCCGGCGAAACAGTAATGATCCACGCAACCGGCTTGTTTTCAATTACCTTCAAATCGTAGACTACTTGAATCCGCGCTGGTTCATCTTTGAGAACGTAGAAGGTTTGCTTACGTCCGGGGATGGCGAAAGTCTTCAGAGCCTACTTGATGCCTTTATAACACGTGGTTATGCGGTCAGGGTAGAGAAGATAAACTTCGCAAGTTATGGGCTTCCACAGTCCCGCAAGCGGGTTCTAATCATGGGCAATCGAGTTGGCGCTCATTTCCATTTTCCCGCCCAGACCCATTCTTACGTGTCGGGCAAGCACAACAACCGATCACTGCTACCATATGGACCATCTATAAATGATGCTATCCTCGATCTACCCGAACCAGGTCGACTTGATGAGCGCCTATCACATACCCAGCAAACGCAAAATGCTTATGCCGAGCAGATGCGTGCCGGATCCGTCGCGGTCACACATCATTTTACGAAAATCAGTCAAGCGGACGCCACAAAGTTTGCCCTATTGTCGGCGGGGCAAACGATGCGAGACTTGCCAGAGTCGGAATGGCACGCAAGTTATCGGTTGCGCGCTTTCCGCCGTGTCGCCGATGGCACACCGACCGAACGTAGGGGTGGCGCACCAGCCGGAATTCGTAAGCTTGTTGGCGAAAATGCAAGTCCGACTATCACTGGAGCGGCATCTCGCGAATTTATACATCCGACTGCCCCACGCCCGCTTACCATTCGTGAGACCGCGCGGCTGCAGAGCTTCCCAGACGCCTTTCAATTTATTGGCACCGCACGTTCCAAATCGGTCCAGATTGGAAACGCTATCCCCCCCTTGGCAGCAGAGGTTTTAGCTCGCACGCTTGTTCGCCTTGATGGTCAAGCAGGCGCCGACACGGGCAATTACTGGACTACCCCTGGCTTGCTAGGTTACCATCTGACTGATGCGAGCGGTCAAAGTCCAGCACTTCAAAAGACTGAGACGCGCTTAAAGGCGCTACCTTCGGCAACCATAACGAGATCCAAACAATATGGCTAAATCGCGTGATGGGCGGCTGACCCTTGAACAATCTTCCAGCCTAACCCAGCTACGGACAATGGGAATGGCGACAGCTATTCCTGTCCGCCTTGATGATACTGAGCTAGTAAAGCTGGCGTCAGTCATACTTCGCGATATTGGCTTCGATGAGTCCATCCTACCCATCACTGTTCCGGACGACTATACTAGCTATTACAATCTATCGCTGGATTGGTTTTCAGAGGCTGGAACCGAAGATTTTGTCCCTGTATACTTGTTTTGCCTTAACAATGTAACAGACTTCTCGACGTACTTTAAATGCCTAGTTCAAATACACAAACGGCGTCGAAAGTTTTCTCTTATCCTCACCAAGCAGCCGCTGCCCAAAATGATTCAGGTTGCACCCAGAGCATTGTTAGAGTTCGGTATCTTGAACTCCAATGCGCTTGCATCCTGGATGATTTGGAGGAAGTGGTTCTATGATATCGACAACCGATCCGCACAAGAAACTGGTTATTTGTTTGAACCGATTTTGGCCAGCGTTCTGGGGGGCTGTTCTTACGGGTCAAGAAATTCACCGGTCCGACGCCGGAACGATCGAAGCAAAGGCAGGCAGGTTGATTGCGTAGTCGACGACTTAGCTTATGAATTCAAACTGCGAGTAACGATTGCCGCAAGTGGACAAGGCAGATTTGGTGAGGAACTTGATTTCGCAGAGGACTGCCAAGCCTCCGGGTACAAGCCGGTTTTGCTCGTTCTAGACCCAACGACAAGCCATCGACTTACGGACTTGTCCGCCGCGTTTGCCGATGTCGGAGGTGAGGCATATATTGGTGATGACGCGTGGGCATACTTAGAAGACCAAGCTGGCCCAACCATGGCGACATTCGTAGAAAAGTACGTTCGGACACCTATTGCTGAGGTAGATCAGTTCTCATCTGAGCTATTGAACTTAAAAATTGAGAGGACGGAAGAGGCGCCTGAGTTCAAGCTGACTCTCTTTGACAAATCGTGTCATCATACGCTCCCTATACATCGTAGCGAAGATCAATCGTTGAGTAGTGACGACGATCAAATCGCGGCTGACGCACCTTCGCCGTAAACACCACAGTGCTGATGTTGTATAAGCTGACATCGGTGCCGGGTATGTATTATGTCAGCGCAACCTAGTCACCGTATAGGACGACGTCCTATCTTTGTATTCCAAAAAACTCGATTACCGGTATTCAATAGATTGCTGTCTCGGTAAGAGCACGCCTGGCAGGAGAACCGCAAAATAGCGTCGTCGGATCAAACCTCGTTTGAACTACTATGCAATAGGGTTCCGGCCATTGCTGTCGCGCATCCGCCCTCAACCGCTCCTGAGGCACCGTGAGCGCGACGAGAGCCCAGCCCGGAGCCTGCTCGATCAGGTCCGCGATACGTTCAGCGGTTATCACGCTCGCCATCAACTGAACGTCATCGCATGGGGCGACAAGCCGCGCTTAGCGAACTCCGCCTCGATCGGCGCCAGCAAGCTTTCGGGACCGTCCTCCATGCATTGAAAGTAGACCGTCTGCATTTCGGCAGGACGCAATTCTGGCAAGATTTCCGCGATCAGATGGTGCGTCTGAGAGAGCGGTTCAGCGTCATTGCGCATCGTCTCGGGTGCGTGTTCCATGCGGACAAACGGGGAACACGATGCGGATTGAGTCAACGTGCTAACGGTTGCTACCGATATCGAGCGCGGTCGTCAGAAGGGGAAATGGGGAGGCTCTTCAACCTCCCCGGTCCGTTACCGTCCTTCCGCATGTATATGATGCGGAACAGAGCCAATGCGGTTCACGCGATTACACGCGCAGGACGATCTTTTCGAACAACGCTGGACATGCGCCTGTGATTGGAGTCGGCTCCGACCTCCGGTTCATGAGCCGCCATTCTCCAGGGAATGTCCATGACCGAGTAACCAATTGTAAACTTATGACTAAAAGCGGCGACAGGCCCCGTTGGCGACCCTGAAGCTCAGACCTACCAGCAGGCATGGTTGCGATGTCCGGAGCCGAACCGTCCCGTTTTGCAAAGTGCCGCTGTAGCGGCCTCCTGGCTTATCAGAATCGAACAGCAGACCGTCCCGAACACCTCGATGCCCGAGTCAACCATGCTTCAGGCGCCCGATGCGTTAGGAAAGCAAGCTGTATTGCTTCTCTGTATAACAACGCCAGCAAGCGTTCTTCGACCTCCCGGCCGGACTGCTGCTCAGCGTCGCTCCGACGTGCCCGCGGCTAAAGCAAAAGGCCATCGACGTTGCGATGGTCGCACCCGCAGTTTTGCAGCCCGCCCTGATGCACGCCGGTATGACATTAGAACCGGCAGCGCACCGCCTTTGAACCCGTACGTCCTCTATTCCAGCTTACTATCAATCGGCTTTATATAAACTGACAGGTCTCGATGATCTACGTCAAATGCACCCGTACTCTTTATAAGAGGAAGCAATTTATCGTATCCATAGTGGCGATGGTCAAAATCCGTTTTCAGATTTACTATTCGACTTCCAACACTGCCAAGGAAATACCACCCGCCTTGATCATCCATACTATCAAGTGCCGCCTGAATATGCGGCACCGCTGCGCTTGGCGGCTGCCATATAGGACTTACTTTCGATTCATTATTGGCACCGCATTGATCGGTAATGGGTTGATCAAATTCTTTTTTGTCGAAGAAAACCTCGGTGTAGGTGAACTGCTTACAGGCGTTACGAAAACTTTCGGGTGTCTTGGTTTCACCAAACCCATAAACGTCAATACCCTGCTCGCGTATCCGAGAAGCTAGCCGCGTAAAATCGCTGTCGGAGGAAACCAAGCAGAAAGCGTCGAACCGGCTACTGTGAAGCAAATCCATAGCATCGATAACTAACGCGATATCTGACGCATTTTTATGAGTGGTATGAGCAAAATTTTGTTGAACAATTATTGCATGCTTCGACAATACAGCTACCCAACCCTTTAAGTTTGGGCCAGAAAAATCTCCATAGACTCGCCTTACACTGGCATCACCTATCGCGGCAATTTCTTCAAACAGGCGATCTGCAATGCGAGACGACGCGTTATCGGCATCGATCAAGACAGCTAGGCGCGGACGTCGTTCAGAATCATGAATCATACTTTGATTATATGAGTGCAAGACGGCTTTTGAAACGTAAAACCATCCTTTTCGACGCTAATCAACAGATCGACCCGAACACCTCGAATGGAATGTTCGGGCCATCCTGCGAATTAATCGATCAGGTAATACAGTCCATCTCCGCCTTGCTTCCAAAGAAGGCTTGTTCGGCCGCCGTCCGTCATATGCCGAAGCGTCATTCCGGCGTGCTGACGATTGAATCCGAGCTTATCAACAATACCCGTGATGCGGTATCCCTCGTGGATGCCTTCAAGGAGACAGGCCACTATCACGTTGGCCACGACCTCGGCCTTGCTCAGCGTCGAACGACACGCTTCGACCATCTCACGCAGTCCAGTGAAGAACGCATTAAACGAGGCCGTTGAACGATCACTTGCGGCTGGTTGCACCTCGATCTTTGCGAGTTCAACTGCGGACGGCGGTACCAGCGCACTTTGCACCGGCGGCAGGATTGGCGAGGCGCAGGGAGCAGCGCTCGCCGGAATGGTGAAATTGGCGGTAGAAGACGCCTTGGGTGTATCGGACATGTCTAGGGATCACTTTTCGTAGAGGCCTCCCGTTCGAGGGAAGCCGTTTAAAATTTAGGAGTTTCCCGACCCACATCCAGCAAAACGCCAGCGCATGGATCGGGAAAATTGGTTAGTTCTTCCACCCGGCCTTCGCCGCGCCAGCCTCGACCGCTGCGAGCAGAGTGTCGTTGGCAAGGTGGGAATACCTTTGCGTGGACTGGTAGGAAGCGTGACCGAGCACCTTGCCAACCGCGAACAAATCAACCCCACTATTGATCATGAACGAGGCCGCCGAGTGCCGAAGATCGTGAATACGCAGGTCGTGCAGACCGGCGTCATCCCTGGCCTTCTGCCAAGCGTGCTTGATCGTCGTAAAGGGTTTGAGCGTATCGGGGTTGGGCAAAACATACTGGCACCGACCGACCCGAGGTAGCTGCTCGATAATGCTGACAGCAGCCTGAGACAGCGGCACGTGACGAGACTTGCCCGTCTTGGAGGTCGGGATCAGCCATGCGCGACGTTCAAGATCGACGTGCTGCCATTCAGCGTTGAGCAGTTCAGATACGCGCGCGCCCGTCAGCAGGAGCAAGCCGACAATGGCAGGAAGCAGCGTGTTGCGTGACGTCGCCACCGCCTTCTGCAGCCGCTGCGCCTCCTCGACGCTGAGAAAACGCTCCCGCGCATTGTTGATCGGTGGACGACGGATGCCGACCACGGGGTTCCGCGTAACACTGGGGGTGCCCCAGGTAAGCGCCAAAGAGAACGAGCGCCCGAACGTGACCCTGATTTTCTCGACTGTTGCAGGTGCAAGCCCCTCGCCCGCTTTCTGCGCCAGCCATTGGGCAACGTCTTGCTGCTTGATAGCGGTAAGCCGAACCTTCCCCCAGCGGGGTAAAATGTGAACGCGAACATACATCTCAGTTGTGCTATAACTTCTCTGATATGTTTTCGCATGCGCGAGGTGCTGTTCCGCAAGCTCGGCATATGTTGGCACGGATTTGATATCTTCCTTTACGGCTGCCGGATCTCCTCCAAGAGTGATTGTAGATCTTAATCTCTTCGCTTCCTTTCGAGCTTGGTCAAAGGTAACATCACCGAACACACCGATCTTGTGCTGCCTTTGCCGATCATGCTGATCATTATAGCGCATGTAGTAGGTCTTGCCGCCGGATGATCGCACCTCCAACACAAAGCCTGTAGTTATCGTATCGTAGTATGTTTCCTTGGCTTTGCCCTCTGGACAGCGCGCGACGAGGCAAAACGTGTTATCTAGTTTGACTTTCGGCATATTGAGATCCTTGGATTCGAGAAATGGACGCACGCCGACGGCTGCCCCCGACAGGGGCATTTTGCAGCGCGGCGATGTGGGAGTTGCCTGGACGGGCGGATTGGCGCCCGACGGAGCACTGGGAACAGCTGCTGACGACGATGACCCCTCAGACGGCGCGAGCCGCCATCAGCACCACGGCACCGTCGGCCGCTGCGGAATCTCAGCTCGTAAATACCGTGAAGGGCATCACGGAAAGACGATCGGTGAGTTTGTAAGTACCGTTTGGCATGATCGACCAGAGACGATCTGGGACGGTATCGCGGCCCAACTCTTCAAGAACAGCAAGGATGGTGGTTTCCCAGCAACGGGTTGCCCGAGCAACCGCCGGCACGATCTCGTAGCTAGTCGTGAAGCCCATTTCTATTGCCGCGACGATTGCACCCGGTACAACTGGAAGCCCGCCCAACCGACGCTTTCCTGCAGTATAGACGGAAGAGTTCGGGCCACACATAAACTGCAACGCAGCAAGATGGTAAGCCGTGCGCCCACTATCCACAACGCCCTGATTGATTGTCAAAACCCGCACAGTAAATTCCCTTTATTAGATATATTCGAAACGAGACAAGTTCGGATCAGCTGAGTTGCTACACAACCCTTCAGTGCTCGTTCGATGGACACGTAATACAACATTTTACTTGACAATCAATATCGTTGACTTGCCCTTTACTTATCATGCAAAGATTGCATAACTTGCACTCGGCTTTTCCCGCTAGGAAGATGCAGCTTCTGCATTGCAGCTGGCGAAAATTTATTTTAAGCGCGCCTCGAAATCGAACGACAAAATAGCGCGCCTGCCCACCGATTCGGTCGAAGGACGCGAAAGGGATTCGGCGACCATTCACTCAGGCGGGAGAGAAGCCGGCATGTCGAAGGCCCGTATTGGTGGACTCAGGTTAGTCTGGGTGGAGGCGTTCCTGCTGGCCGCTGAACACGAAAGTTACACAGAAGCTGCCAAAGCTATGGGTTGCGATCAGTCGACCGTCAGTCGGTATGTCGACAATCTCGAAAGATGGATGCGCCGGGTCCTAACGACGCATACGTTGCCCTTCGCCCTAACGGAACATGGGCGGCAATTCGTTGTGACAGCCAAAGAGGTTAGCCGGCTCCTGGCCGCCAGCCGAGGCGATACCACGACTGCCGTTCCGAGCACTGTGCGCGTATCCGGCACCGAGATTGATATGTCGTGGTACACGCAGGAGGGCTGAGTTCTAAACCGGGGGATCCGAGGACCCTCACCTTGGCAGCCCCGCTTATCGGTCTTGAGGGCTGGCAGTTGGGTACATCCGGCTGGCAGGCCGGAACGGGGAACGCGGCGGCGGGGGCAACCCGGACCGGAAACCTGGCCGGGGTCAGAAACCTGGAAACGTGAGGGCCTGACCCCGGCCTCGCTCCTTAGTCTGACGCGCAGGTGGCGGCGGCCAACATACTAAACACCTTCCTCCCCCGCTCGCCGACGCTGAAGTCCCATTTATGCGCGTCGGGGTCCTTCCCCGTATACTTGTCGATGATCCCGACGACGGACTGACGGCCAAGGCCCTCTCGGGCACCGACCGCGCGAGCAAGCTCCATCTTCGTTGTGATACCTTCGAGGATCACAGCCTCAATTGCCGCGATGATCACCGCGTCTGACCGAATCGCTACCTGCCTTTGAAGGCCATCCATTGTTGCCGGATCGACCTCCTGAACGGATGCGAGCAGGCCGGCGTACGACGCGTCCGGGTCGGTGGTGAAGGAGTATGCGACGCTTTGAGCGACATTACCCCTTCGCTTCGTGCAGTCGAACTCTACAATCCGTTCCCGACCGTTTCCTGCACCGACCAACTCGTCGATGACATACGCGCAGTCGAAATCCTCCATGATGTCGCTCGTGCCTGCGTAGACAAGCTTTCCGTCGCTACCGCGCTGCTTGTTCGTATGTGCTAATGCCAGGAAGGTGCCACCCTTCATCGTGAACTGCCGGATCAGCTCGCCGAACGCCCTTCCCTCGTTTTTGTCCATTAGAGACATGAACTTCTTCAGTGTATCCGCTACTATGTATATTCCTGCTGCCGCGTCACGTACGATCATCGCTCTCATAGTTTGAGCAAGTGTCTTGGTTTCGAAGCCATTATGCCCCGGAGCGACAATGTTAATGCCATAATCCTCCATGATATGTAGCTTCTCGACCAAGCCGTGGGCGCTATCGTCCGCTGCAATGTAATAAATGTTGGAGGGTTCTATTCCTCCGTTTATCACGGCATCAATCATCAGATGCATCGTAAGCAGGGTCTTGCCCGTGTTTGGCTTAGCATACCAAACCGAAGCCTGACCGGAGAGACATACCTTCCCTAGAAATGGTCGCTGCTCTTCGATCATCCTCTCCAACTCAGCAGCGGTGCCGGTCAGGGTATAGTGCTGGAGAAGATTATGTGGATGATGCTTGGGCTTCGAAACTTCTGGCAAGCCACTGGTTTCTGTATCCGGTAGCGAGTCCGGCTCCTGAGTAACGCTCGTCCCGTGGGCGCGAACCACAGAACTCCTCGACGCGTCTTTATTAAATGTAGTCATGTTGCACCAATCTCAGGCGAATATCGCTCTGATTGATGTGATGGCCGCGATGCGGTGGGTGCGAACAAAAGGCAGTCATTCGATCGGATTGTCGACCCATCACGTGATCGGTCCGAACGAAGTGGCAAGATGGTGCCGCCGCACGATCCCGTCAAGTCGGCAGCCCCTCAGGTTTTCAGGTTTCTGCCCCCCCGTCAGGTTTCCAGCCAGATGGCGCGGATCGGTCGGGCGCCGGAGGGCGAGTAAAAGCGGAGGGCCCCCGACGTGAAACGACATCACGGAGATTCTCAGTCTCGACGTCGAAAGCGCCGGCCCCGGTTGGTATCCGTTTTGCTATGTTCGACAGCGGTAGCGCCGCCAAACGCTGAGATCTTAATTCAAACGGCCCCTCACCCGCTCCGGCGGGTCTAGCCTGAAGCCTCTCTTTCTGGCGGCTTGGGCAGGACCGGTCGATGATGGTGGCGAAGGCGGTCTCACATTGACGCTGTGCCCGGCCCGACAAACCAAAACAACTATCAGCACACCTGTTGCCAGCCAAATCGCTCCAACGGGGTCAGACTGCAATAGGCGAGCGAATAATCCGAACACGAGCAGACCGAAGGTCGCTGCCGGACGAACGAAAATGCCGACGATCAGACCGGCCACGATGAGTATTGAAAGTGCCGCCTGCAGGACGCTCAGCAGAACGCACGCAAGAAGGAATGCGCCAATCATTTTCATCAGATGCCCTCCGGCTGGGTATGTGAACGGCACAAGGCCAGTAGGGCTGGCTCGATCCCGTCAACGTCGGGCACCAGCAGGATCGTGGCAAAGGTCGATCCGTACGTAATGACCATTCGAAACACGCCGCCGCTGAGGGTGAGCAGGTCCCAGGCCGGTTCAAAGCCGGACTGATCGAAACGAATGCCCGTGATCTGATCGACCAACGGTGAGAAGCCCGCTTGCCTAATGATGTCGGCTTCTGTGTCGCCTTGCTGGACGACCAGCACATCGGTTTCGTCGGTAAGGTCGTGGTCGCCTCCAGTCAGAAGAAGCAACTCGGCTACAACGGCGGCACGTACAGGCGGATCTAGGCTCCCCGCGAGAACACGTATGGCGGATGCGGAATCCTCGATTATGATCATGGTCTGGTTCCTTGAAAGGCAAAAAAATAGCGCCAAGGCGGGATGCCTGGACGCTGCGGGTCGATCGGTAGTGAGGTCGTTCAGGCCGTCGTTCGGTGGCTCCGGCACAGGGCAAGGAGACGTGGATCGATGCCCAGCTGGTCAGGGACGAGCAGAATGTGCCCGAAGCCATCATCGGACAGCACGAAGGCCAGTTCGAAGTAGCCAACGCGATGTTCGATCCACTCCCATGACGGGATGAAATTGGGATGGCCGAACGCAATTCCGTCCACGAGGTTGATGTCGACGGCGAACCCGAGAGCCGCCTTTACCTCTGTAAGCCCGTCCCCCGCCTCGACGGCGTGGAAGTGGGCAAGGTCGCCGAGTTCGATGTCCGGTTCGGTGTCGCCTTCCAGCTGCGTTGCGCGGATAGCGAGGAGGTCGCGCAAGCCGGGATCAAGTGAGGTGTTTTGAATGGCAGCCTCTACGGCGGCGCGCGTGGTAAGTGAGAGCATATATCATCTCCTGATTTGGTCATAAAAAAAGGCCCCCGCGAACTGATCGCAGAGGCCGGGGGCGGATTGATAATAGGTGATTGGCCGAAGAAGCTCAGCTTTGCGTGTATTCCAACATCACGCTGCCGCCGTCACTTACATGTGCCCCGTACTCAGCGAAGCCCGTGCCTTGGCTCCATTCCGCACTAGCAATGCATTTAATCTCCTGCCCTGATATGTTGTATTTGGTTTGTATGTTCGAAATCTCAAATATCTCTGGGGCCTTTCCTTTTGACATAGCGACGACCTCTGGGGCTAAGGAATCGCACGACCAAGCATGAGGGTCGATCCCTTTACTTTCTGAGCCTCCGCTTCCTCCACAGGCGGTAAGTGCAACGCACCCGGCCAGGACGATAAGCAGGCGCGATGATTCTATATGATCCATGGCTGTTCCCTTCATGATGATATCAGCGCTTGAAGTGTGCTTCGGCGAAAGCACGGCAGGCAGTACGGGCCTTGATGATGTTTCGGCCGGTCGAGACACGAATGGTCTGTTCGTTGATTGGCTCGATCTCACGACCACGGGCTTTGGCTTCATCGTAGGCACGAGCCGTCACCAGCGATCGACATGCTACCAACAGCGCGTCGGCTTCGGGAACGAACTGATAGCGGGAGTAGCGGACCTCGACGCTGAACCCGTCGGGGGCATCCTTGACGGTGAAGTGGGCGTTCTTGTCGGCGACCTCCGTCAGAGGATGGGACACGTCCGCTGGATGGGTGCAGGCTGCAACTGCTAAGGCTGCGCTCAGGCCGAGCGTCTTCATCTTCATAATCATTGTATTCTCCCGTTGATGTGATGCGGACGCGACAAAGGGCGTCAGGACGCAGGTGCGCTGACGTATGGCTTTGATGCGTTCATTGTACTGCCCCCTAGCGGGGCGACGTGCGGCTCAGACCTTGCGCCACCCCTATGTTCCTCTCGGGGCGACGGCCGAAGCCGGATGTTGGTAACCTGACCGTAGGCGCAGGCGCATGCGCCTTTACCGGTGAAACCAGCTGGACATGCGCGCATGCCACCCGGCCACAGGAATCCTGTCGACCGAGTTACCTACGATTGGGGTTACCACGCCCCACCCCCTGGCTTTCACAGGAGGCAGGACGACCTTGGAAGGGTTGCGTGCGCTTCGCAATAGCCGTTTACGGCGATTACGGCGTACCGGTCGGCCTTCCTATATAAGGTGGCAGATTTTGCGCGCAGCGACCATGAGCGCAATTCCGATCCTCCGTACGGACGCGTGCAAGCTCCGAGTTGAAGGGCATGTCACAAAAAGAGATTGCTACTTGTACGAGGTCGACACGTTTTACCCGTCGCACATGCCGGTTGATGCTTTGACAATGTAATTGCCTACCAAGAATCTATCAGCCGTAGTTCGTTTCATCCATATCGGCGTTGGCAGAAATGATTGCACCCCGTTCTTTCAGAATGGTATCTAATGGATTACCGTCGCGCGGATAAAAAGCTCCTATACTGAGAAGAGCTCATGTCGGATTCAAGTACGTGGTTCATCTGACTGCCCGTCTGTACGTGAAACGAAGGCAGATCCAGCAAGCCTCGAATTTGGAATACGATCTGATGAAACTCCTCTGTCATTCCTTTATCATCTATATTGATACCACTTCCTGTGAATTCAGGATCGAAGTTCAGCATAAACAGGTTATTTTCCACCTCCCCCTTACAATATTCCATGATGCGCTCGAAGCTATTTCGATACGACAACTGTACGGTGGATAGCTGGGCCGCATCAACAAAAGTTGCCACCCCCCAACTCACCACACCCAATAAATGCGAGCATTCTTGGACACTCGACCCTGCTGCACCCCTAGCGGATTCCGTACCAGCAAATATTGGAATAATTCTAGATCTTTGAAGAAAGTTATTCGACAGCTCGTCTTTAATGAAATTAAAGCGCCATCCAAACTGCACGCTAGTCTTGTGAGACCATGTAGCCCGCTCAGTTATGAAAATCAGCCCGCGCTTATATGGGATCCAGGCAGCACGGCTGCCATGTCCCAACTCTGCATTTAGCTTCGTTAAGCCAAATGAAATTGCGACAGACAAGGCTCTTACGATTACCGATGTAGATTGTGTCAACTGCACCTCGAGATTGTTCCCGAAATTTTCCCGCTGACAAAGGCGCTCCAAAGCGTGCCTTGTCCAAAAGAAACAGATAGGGGCTTCAAAGATCGCAGCTTTCTTATGTGAAAAAGTTGCACCAATACGGGCAATCATCAGGCTTTGCTCGGTAAAGGCCGGGTCTGTTGAAGTTGTATTTCTTCCGAATGTTATAGGCCAAAGAACGTGACCTTTGACCGAAAACGTTGTCTCTGCTTTGAGTTTCAAACGGTCGGCGGATCCACGACGCTCAAGGTCAAACACGCCAACATCAGTCAGAAGATTTTCGTACGCTGCAGCGAGACTCTTTATACGCCCCCGCCGATCATACCCTTGCCCGCCGTGAGTCGCCCAATCCCGATCATATATCGACTGAATTGAGCGAACGAAATGCACACGTCGCTGGAGCTGCTGGCGAAGCAATTGCCGTACGACGATGACAGGGGGTAGGTCGACATTCATAATCCCTCGATAAGACGGCAATTGAGCATCGCAACAAACGAATGTGCGCCATCATCGGAAGCTGAAGGGGTTGTCGCAGGAGCGGCTAGCGCTCGATGCGGGTATGGAACGCAGCTACGTGAGCGATCTCGAACGCGGCACTAGGAACCCGTCTGTGCGAGCACTGGGGCGACTGGCGGACGCGCTGGGGATCGAGCCGAAGCTGCTGCTGGAAGCGTCCGTAGGTGGACCTTCCATATAAGATACTCGGTTTAGCCCGAGTTCGACTGACTGCCGGCGCCGGCCGTCGATGGCGCTTGAGTTTTTCACGACTTGCTCGGCGCCTCAGCGATCTTCAGAGGTAACCCAACGTGTGCCCTCGGCGGCGAACTGCCCCCCTCGTCCGTATGAAACTGGACACAAATCAAGCCGTGTCAGACGTCGCACGGCTTTCCGTGAGATTGAGGCCCCGATGAAGCCCATCGTGAACCTTGTACAGCTCTGACTCAACAAATCCCTGAGAGCTAAAGAAACACTTGTACCGCCACTGGTTGGACTTCCCGACCCTGAAGCCGATAATTGAGTTGTCGAACAGAAACTTGAGGTAAGAAGTTACTTCACTGTTTGATGGTACCTTTCCACCTTTTCGAAGGCCTTGCTCAATATCTTCCCGATTGAAGTTCGTCTTTCCATTATTTTGCAATGCCGAAATCAAATCGTTGATAGCAGGATACTGAGTGCGCCATTCGTCTTTCAACTCTTCTACCAGCCATTCAGAGTAAGCTGGCTCGGCGTTGTAAATGGCTGCGCATTCTAAATAATTTTCGTCAACGCTTTCGCTTTCGAAAGGGTTGTCTCGCCGCTCAACCATGTCGAGCTTCACCAGTTGAAAGAAGCGGATGAAGTCCCTTGGCCTTAGCATGGTACGCAGCATAATATGGTCAAATGGTGCGCGACCCTGTCGCATTTGATCTTTGTCGAACAAGTCTTCGATCTTGACTATTTTATCCTCTTCGGCATTCTCGGCATAATAATTAACTCTCTCAAGTATCATTCTTGAAAGCCCGTCTTTGCTCCAGGCCAGCAGCTGTCCGCAATCTGACCGTAGCTTATTCTTGTCGTTGAGATCTAAAGTTTCAAAGATATCTTCTCGTAGAAAGATTAGCGGACGTATCGCTCCCTTGAACTTAGCATTGATGTATTCGGACGCACCAACAAGCCCAGCGATGACTCGCTGACTTGCTTCGAACGAAGAGGCATCCCAAGCCTCATCGATTCTATCAAAAGAGATAATAATTCGCCTCCCTTTTGCGTTTTCGCTAAGGGCTACTTCAAAGATGTCAGATAATCTTTCTACCGACCGATTTAACGAAGCCTGGAGCGAGGTATCTTTTTGGACATCTGAGAAAGAAATCTCTCCCCCGCTCGCACTAAAGCTATCAAGACTGAGACCATCTAAGTCCAAGCCTGCGGATGGTAGTTTAATGCGGCTAAGTTGAAGAAGTTTTTGACCAATCACTTGACCGAGAGAGGGCGTTGGTGATGTATAAATCTTTTCAATTATCTTTGCGGCATTTTTTATTTTGGCGCTTGTCTCACCGGCTTCAATTAAAGCCCTGACAGCCATTAAATAAATTATGTATTTCCAAGACTGGATATAGGCCAGCGAAGAAGCCTTCCCCTCGGTAGCAAGAAGTCCGTGTATGTCCCAGCTATAATTCTGCAGCGATAGGTTGATTGTTAAATCGTCGTCGCTCAAATATTTCGAGGCGTTGTCATTGAAATGTTGAAAAACAGCGGTTTTACCAGCTCCCTTTCTACCTAATATTAAAAACCGATAGCTATTATCGATCGCGGCCTGGAGAACTCCGTTTTCGAAGAAATAGCTGGAGAGGTTTTCATCTCGCTCGGCCGATACTTGGCCAAAATCAATCCAATCAATGATCATCTGGTTTCATGCCCCATTCCCATATCGACGAGGTAAATGTCCTTGATCGCCGCCGCAAGACTGAACCCGGGTTTGTTCACAACCCAAAGTTGGTTGAACTCGCTTTCCTTCTCAAAGCACCCCAAACGGTTGCCCAGCAGAATGGCCTCCCGGCCTCAGCCGCCGCCGCTCCCCTGTTAATAGGCCATAAAGCAAGGTGGTACCGCTTACAGGTTTTCGGTCTCGAACACGTTGCAGCTTTGCAGACGCGCTTCCAAGCTCAACCTCCAGCACATCCGCCCTTGCGTCCAAAGCCCTGGCTTGAAAGTCGAACGGCTCGACGTCGCTCGGGTGGTAGGTGAACCGGTAGCTGTTCGGTCCGCCGACCTTCATTACGAAAGTCGCCAGAACCTTGCCGTCGGCGTCCCTTTGAATGCTCACTTCGCCCACAATCAGCCCGTCTTCCAGCCCCGCCACGTTCCTCCCATCAGTCATGTAGTAAATCCCGGCGGCGTTTGGCCACGTTACCCCGAGGCCTCCAGCGGGCGAACCGTCCGGCAACTGTGCGACGACGCGCAGGGCGACGCTAGAATCACGCGTGGGCGCCCCCGCCAGTTCCAGCCTTACTGGTCCGGGCTTGTTGTAGATGTGGACGCGACCCTCTCGGACTGCCCAAAAGCCATCCGCGCGGCCGGCGTTGACCTGGTAACGGGCGGTTCCGTCTGCGTTGAGGTCGACACCTACCTTCAAGCCTGCTTCCTCAAAGTGGTACTTGCCCACGAGAAGTCGCTGATTGGGAGGGAGTACGGTTTGGGACGATGCGGGGGCCACAGCCACCAGTCCAGTCAACGCAGAGGCACAGATCAAGCGAAGCATAGCCACAACCTCCTACCCAAAGCGCCCCACGTAGGACCCAAACGAATAGCCTAGCTAAGCCGCTTCCAGTAGGAAACATACTGCTGACCAACGTTATGTAACTTAAAGAAGGGTGGTGCCGCTTACAGGACTCGAACCTGTGACCCCCGCATTACGAACGAAGCCTTTAGCCCGGACTTCTAACGTTCTTGCTGGGGAAACTCTAGAGCCCCGCACCTTCTAGCCCCGCAGGAATCCGTTATCAAAAACGGACTGCACCGGAAACGCACCGGAGGCGAAACCATCGACATCGAGCCCCGCAATCCCAGCCCCAGCGCTGGCCGATTGCCTGCCATCGACTTCCTTCGGGAGCCGACACGATGTCGAATTCACTGCCCGCCGCCACTTCCCCCCGCGCTCCTTCCGGCACGAGCAACATCGCCCGCTCGTTTAGCGAAGTCACCACCGGCATCCGCGACCGCGCACGCTCAAACTCGCCAGTGCGCCGCAACAGCCACAATGCCGGTGGGTCCGAGGGGTCCCTCTGGCGCACGCACAACACGTTTCCGAAGACCGAACACAATGCGCGGATGCGCGCGGCCGAGGCGTTCGACCATGAGACCAAGCTACCGGGAAAGCGCAACGGCGCCCTGGGCGCGGTCGGCCTCGAAGTGCTGCGCTGCCTGCTTCGCCTGCGCGGCCGGAAGGACGGCCGGCTAGATCCGACCTATCAGTGGATCGCGGACAAGATACACCGGTCGCGTAGCGCTGTCGGTGAGGCGCTCGATCGACTGAAGGCTTGTGGCTTTCTTGACTGGATCCGCCGCTGCGTGCCGATCGAGAACGCCTTGCCTGACGAACAACAGAGCGAGCAAATCTCCAACGCCTTCATCCTGCTACAGCCGCCAACGGTGCGCGAATGCGTGCGCCGGATCCTCCGCAAGCCGAGCGAGTTCGTCCGCGCTGTTGCCGAGAAGCTCGCGCGCCAAAAAAAGCTGGACGCTGCGACGGTCGACGACGTGATCGCCGAAGTCCAGAGCCCCGAGCTGCGCGCCATCCTCGCGCGCGTCCGCGCTGTTGTTGATAGTGCAAATCCGCCGAGCGGTCACACAGAGGCCCTGTAAGATCTAAATATAAAAGGAACGCCTATGGCGTGCGCAGTTTGAAGCTCCACCAAGCCCCCGAGGCCCCGAACCCAACGGGTTCAGCATTTAGCGACCGCTGGTGAGCGTGCCGGCTTGCGCCGTCCCGTGCATCCTGGGGAGGATGCGCAATTTCGGTTGCATCACGTCATCGATGTTAAAAATATGGAAGCGCGGAAAAAGGTTCTGGCCCCGAGTTGGGATCGCAAACCGAACATCGCGTGTACGGCCGAACCTAGTAAAAAAACTACACGGTAAATTTCTGCAAGTGCGACTAATTGATCGTCGGGCGGCATCGCCAAGGGGTTAATTTTTATGCAGACTTTTTCCGATTATGCCGCCTCCAAGGGTTACTCGACGGTTAGATGGGAAGATATTCCTTCCCTGTCAGAGCCTATCTACAATTTCTATTTTCAATTCAGTCATGCTTTAAGCGTGGGTCGTCGAGACGGAAATCCGATGATACTGGACGTTCACGTTGTCGATGAAACTGGCTTCGGAGCGTTTGCCGGGACCTATGCTGAAGCAGACGCCATTGTACTATATCGTGACGTACCATTGTTGATTTTGAAGCTTGCGAGGGCATTAATTTCGCAAGGGATAATTTTGCCTGATATTCGTTCGGACGATGTGGATCTAACGCCAATCATCGTTCCTGGAAGTTTGAATGATTTTCTGGGCGCCGTGAACGTCTGGGATGTCCCACCGTTAGCTGACAGCAAACGTGAGTTTTTGGCACTAAAGCTCGCCGAGTATGCGAATCTATTCATTATGGCTCATGAGTTCGCCCATATATTTAACGGCCACACGAGCTACGTAAATCGGACGATGGGAATATCTACGATAGTAGAGCTTGATAGTGACATCACGCAAACTGCGGGAAATTACGATCGAGAGACGCTTGAATGGGACGCGGACAGTTTTGCTCAGGAGCACATTCTTAAACGCGCTATTGAGTCCACCGATTATTTGGTTGACGGGCGATCCGCCTTGCTGATCCCTGAAACAAACCAAATTGGATCGTTGAATGACGCGATAGCTATAGCGTTTTTTAGTTCAGCAATATGCAGCCTCTTTTTTTCCGTTAATTCGTATCAGTCGGCAAGCGACCCGACACCCAAAGTTCATCCACACCCTGCGTTCCGCGCGGCGGGCGCTGCGGCAATGATCGCTCAAACCTTAGCCTTTCGCACCGGCGGAACTGAGGAACAGTTTCAGGACATATTGCATTCCAGCATCGAGCAATTTCTGATGACTGTGAAAGCGACTTTTGCAACCCCCGGTGAACCTAAGTGGGCGGCTAACGTTGCCCAAATCGGCGACCCAGAGGTGTTCGGTCACGCACTTGCGCAACGTACGGAGATATGGTCCGAAACTTGGTCAAGAATCCATTCTGAACTTAATGAGGCGAAGCGAGGGCCTATGATCCCTCTCGCGACCCCCGCTAGACACCCCGCATTTCCCGACAATGATAGGCTCGGTTAATCACCCCGATTTCTTGATCTGGCGTCCTGCAAAGCTATCGGTTTGTAACAGAATACCCCACGCCAAGACGCTGCTCCTGGCGTTCAACAATTCCACCGGTGCTGCACCAGATCGCACCCGGTAAATCCGCAGCGTACGTAATATCCCCCGTAGGGCCGTGGAGGGCTTTCCACCGGTTGTTCGACTGCACCTTTCGCGAGTTAAAAAGACCGCGGGCGAGGCGGGGGGAATAGCGTGTTTCGCGGGGTAGCGAGCCCGAGAGCGGCGAAGCGGGCGTCGATCATCTCATAATTTTCTTTCGCGTAATTTTATTGCGCACCTGCCGACCACCCGCGCTTTGCGTTCCCCATCTGTTCCGCTATAGCTTTGGCATGGAACACGCACCCGAGTCGATGCGCCACAGCGCACAGCCCTTCAGTCAGACGCACAGTCTCATCGCAGAAATCCTGCCCGACATCCGGCCATGCGAGATGCAGACGATCTACTTCCAAGCGATGGAGGATGGGCCGGCCTCGCTGCTCGCGCCGATCGAGGCGGAGTTCGCGCGTCGCGGCCTGTCACCGCACGCGACCTACTCAACCAACTACCTTTGATGGGTGGCATGATCACTGCGGAGCGGATTGCGTCGCTGATTAAGGACGCCCCCGCCTGGGCGCTGATCGGCCTTGCCGCGCCGGGGGAAAACCTGCGTGCTGCTGCCCAACTCCAGGTCGCGCAACATATTTATAGCGGTCTATTTCAACCGGTAGCCGCCGAAGCGATACAGATCCCGCTGCCTTGGTGATCTATGGGCAACGCGCGTTTCAGGACGTTGGGCGACTTCGCGAAGCATGAAGCGAATGTCGGCGCTGTATGTGGCCGTTGCGGACGCAAAGGCGTCGTGCATCGAGATATTCTCGCCCGCTGGTGTTTCCTCAAGCGGGTGAACAGCATGGTAGAGAACCTGCCACGATACCTACGCTGTTCGAAATGTGGAGGCAGGCCGAACCGAATCGTGCCAACGCCGCTGCCGCCATCCTTCCCTTTATACGGTCGTGACGAACGACACTGGAAGCGCTTCGAGCGAAGGCTCCGAGGGTAGGGGGCACGTCGGACGGCCCCTCATGTTGACATCGTCCATGACCAGCAATCTACTAACGCTGAATGATAGATTTTGACGTTTCACGGCTTAAGACAGAGTATGACACCCGCCGTTCTCTCATTCCGTAGAGATTTCATATGAGGCAACTCAATCCACAAATTCCGAATTAGATAGCGTCGTAAGAGCGTCAACAATTGGAAGCGGGCATAGATCAAGATCAAGACCGATTACTTCACTGATGATTGTATCGAGGAGCCTACCTTTTCCTGACCATCTACTGAGGGGATGCAAATGACTGCAAACGAGTTTTTCAAGCTCATGCCCTTTCATGGTTTGAAAACCTGCCGGTACACGAAGCTCAAGCCCTCCGAAATATCGACTGGCAACCATCAACCGATCGTCTTCCTGTGCAAAAGGCACTTTGGATGCAACGAAATCGATAAGCTTCTGAAGAGTCTTTGGGCTTTTCGACAGTAAATCACTAAGCCCAATAGGATAATCATACGCAGACGCCTGCCCGCGCACGAGCACAGCGCCGATGAGTAATGGGTCCAGAAGGACGTTCTCAATCGCGTAGTGAGTACCGATTCCTAAGATGACAATGCGCTTATCCGGCAAGTTGCGGCCATTATCCCAGTCGAGCAGACCGAATAAAGATGGTACGCCCCGCTCCACAAGATTCTCGACGACGCTGCGTGCTAGGGAACACCCCCCGGCATCGTCACCTCCTTGACCAGTGGGCTTTTCTTTGCGCGCAGATACAAAACCAAGACCGCGTTTAAAATCGACTCTACCCTTCAGCTGGCCGACCAACGCATCATACCAGCGCGCGTCATTACTACTCTCCACGAATATCTGTCGGCGAGCGCTAGAGTCGATCGTCAACGCCGGTAGCCCGAAAGTTAGACGATCGATCGCATGCTGCCGTGTAACACTACGAGGAGTTGGATCTGCCTGTGCCATCTCGAAGACACTACCCTCTGGCGCCAATGCAACCGTTGTAGGTGAGTGCGTAGTCAAGATAATACTTATACCCTCGCTCTCCGCGAGGCCTATGATGGATTTGATCCAACGAGCAACAAAAGCCGGATGAAGGGAGGCATCAACCTCGTCTAGCAATAGCAGCTTCGGAATCGTTAACACCAGATTTGCTTCGTCGAACTGGTATGTAGACAGGGCGAAACGTAAAAGTACCTGCTCGCCTGAGGATAGATCAAAAAGACGGACATCCTTTCCGTCTGCCTTACGCCTTAAAGAAAAGCGGACGTTGTTATCGAACAAATCAGGTTCAACAACCTCGTAATTTAATCCCATTACTAACAAAGCATCGTTTACTAAATTCCAAGGTGGCGGACCGTTTACCTTGGCAAACTGATCAAGATCCAAACCCAAGGGGGTACCTAAATAAATTCCTTGCGCTATGGCACTGATGTTTTGATGATATCGCTGTATATAAGAAGAGAAAGCCTGTGATACGTTAGAATTAAACCGGTCCATTACCAACTGGTTGCAGAACCTCGACAGGGCAGCCGGGGATATCGCGAGCTTGGGCTTTCCCGTTTTGTCAGATAGGCTATGTACTTGGAAAGCGAGTTGACCCAACGCGCTTTCGCAATTTATAAATTCTAGCTGCTGCTCGGCTATATTAAAGCACCGCCTCACCTCCTCTTCGTTAATAACAAGACCTGCATTCGCAGCTGCCAATATCAAGGCGTCTGGCCCATTTGCCCAAACATCGGCTTCCCAGTCATCTGAGGGATCCGGCACCAGTTCTTTAATAGGAATTATTGATCTGAGGTGATCCAAGTGCTCTGCGAGCAGGGACTGCCTTCCTGTAGAGAAATGGGCCGCATTATCAAATACCGCACCTCCCGCCACCGGCTTTGAGCGTACATCTACAATGCCGACTGAGGAGGTGACGGACAACATCGCTGGCAGCGTATCGCGGGCAGTTAAAAGGACAACCTCGTTCCGGAACGGAATGTCTTCTTCCTCGGGAAGAGCCATATCCGCAAATAAAGCCTCCCCGAATAACGAGCATTCGATACGCCCGTCTGCAAGCCCAACAAGCAGATTAGATTTACCGACTCCATTGATTCCAGTGATAACCGAAAGGGGCTTCATAACTCTTGACTGAAACGGGGGAATACCGCGAAAGCTTTGTTTGTTGGCGATCGTAAAGGTCATTAATTTCCCCTAAGCGAAACAGGTCGGTCAAAACCGACATCACATTTTATCGATGCCGCCACAACAAGACGAAGGTACGACCGCACGGTAGAAACGTGTAGTACCAGGACATTGTAAGGTGCGTGGCGCCCGGGCGATACCCCTTACGCTGTTGCCCACACGAGCAAGTAGCCACCATCGCGCACTGCTGGCGGGATTGCGCTAAATTGAAGATTTTAAGAATTTCGTTTGACCACCTCGTAAGCCAATCTTTCGCCAAGGCAGATTAGGGGCGGCACGAGGCAGCCCCAGCCGTCATCGTGCGTCGAAGTTCGAGATAATAAGCTCAGCGGCCTTTACGCCGGCCCCAGCGCCGACTGTGTACGTTGTATCGGCCTCGATCATACGGAACCCGGCGAACGTCGCACGCACGCCGGGCGTATCGTTGATCGACAACAGGAACTTGCCCTTGATGCCGGCGAGCTGCGCCGCGAGATGGTCGAAGTCGCCGCGGCCGAACACGTCCTGGCCGTAGTCCTTCTCGCAACCCCAGTAGGGCGGATCGAGATAGAACAGCATCCCGGCGCGATCGTACCGCCGGATGAACTCGCCATAGCCGAGCTGCTCGATCACAACGCCCGCTAGGCGCTCGTGAATGTCCGCAAGCATAGGCTCCAGCTTCGATACGTTGAACCGCGATCCTGCGTCGGTCCGGACTCCGTAGTTTCGACCGGCCACCTTGCCACCGAACGCCAGGCGTTGAAGGTAGAGAAAGCGGCAGGCGCGTTCGAGGTCGGTCAACGTCTCGGGCGGCGTCGCCTTCAGCCGCTCGAACTCGGACCGGCTGGCCATGCGGAAGCGCAGCATGTCGAGCATGTATGGGTAATGCCGCTGCAGCACGCGGAAGAACGTCGCGACATCGCCCGACACGTCGTTGATGACCTCGACCTTCGGCCGCGATCGGCGACGAAGGAAGACGCCACCCATCCCAACGAAGGGCTCGGCATAGCCGTCATGGTCGACGCGCTCGATCATCGCGACCAGGCGCGACGCCAAATTGCGCTTGCCGCCAATATATCCCGCCGCGGGTGCGACAGGCTGCACAGAATTAAGGGTGTACATGTAGGATTTCCTCGCCTTGTAGAGATCCCGCCCACGCGATGAGCGCGGGTGCGGGACGGCCGGTTGGCCAATGGTCGTGGCGAGCGTGATCCTCGTCGGTTTGCCGGGTTGCACCCCGACATCCCCCGCCCGGCTATGCCGGACGTGAAAGCTTAGCTGACTGGTGCGGGTGCCTTGCGCGGCGCAAATGCGACCGCCTCGACGCCTACCACCTCATTGATGTCCAAAAGGCGCGCCTGGATCGGTTCGATCTCCAGCTCGAAGAACATATCGACCGCCTCGCTCGGCTTGCCGAGCGTCGAACCCTGCGCCGGCACAATCCCCAGCAGCACAGGCGGCGTGCGGTGCGCTGCAAGTACGTCGTCGCGGGTCGCGTTCTTGATCCCCATAAACTCGTCGTTAGCGCCGACCTGTGCGATCGGCAGGATCTTGATCCCGCCATCCTTGCCACCTGGCTGGTGGACGAAGAGGTTGCGGAAGTTACCCGGCCCCTTCGACCGCTTCAGCGCGTCGCGGATCGCGTTGACGTCGCCGTCGGAGAATTCGCCGGTTGCATGTAAGATGAAGCCCGCGTGACTACCGTTCAGATAGTATTTGCGGCGAAACAGGGTGGCCGCTTCATTGAGCAATGCCGATTGCAGCGCCGAGATATACTCTGGCACCCCGTAAATCTCCTGGTTGATGTCGGGCTGCATGATCTGAATGACGCTACCCGGCCGGAACTCGAATTCCGTCGCCAGGTTCTCCACGAAGAAATAGCGGCCCCCTTCGATCCCGCGGCGTGTGAATTTCGCGAGGGAATGATCGAGTCGCATCAGCCCGCCAAGAACGCTGCGGCGCTGCTCAACGAAGCCGAAACCGAACACCAGGTAATCGAACACCAGCTTTTCAAACGCGCTACGGGACAGCCACGGCGTCGGCATGAAGGATCGCACCAGTAGATTGCGCTTCAGCAGGATAGCCGAGCTGTGATGCGGACTGGCGCGAAACGAACGGGCCAGGCCTTCGACGCTGATCGGTGGTTCGAACCACCGGCCGTTATGCGGGCATTCCAGCATATCGAGGATTTCGCGCCGGCTATTCACCGGCTCCGGATCTCCGAACGAGAACGCTGCGACCGACGTCGACTTGTCCGGCGTCGCGACGATCGCGCCGGCTCGGCCGGCCTCGTGACGGCCCATACGGCGTGCCTTGCCCATTACAGGATCTCCATGGTCGACTTGGGCGCTTCGCGGCCGTCGAGCGGTTCGTTGTTGAGAATGTGCATGATCGACCAGGCGAGATCCGCATGGCCGTCGTCGCCGCCCCGGCCGGCCTTGAACGTGACGTTCCGGCCGCTGGTGGTCAGCGTCTTCTTGATAGATACGAAGGACGAGACAACGTCGAGCCAGCTGGCATCGAACGCCATGCGCCCGCGCGAAATGACGTTCTGCGCCTTCATGATCATCATGGCCTTCACCTCCAGCGAATATTCGATCTTTGTGACGCCCTTGATCCCGGCATCGGGTTTCGCGAGCAGCTGATAGACGCCGGCGCCAACGCCGGACGCATCGATGCCGAGGAACGTGCAATTGTACCGCGACAGCATGCCCTTCACGAAGGTGGCCTGCTGTTCGAAATCGAGACCGCGGAGCGGGTGACGTTCCAGCAACCGAAACGGGCCGCCCTGGACCAACGGCGGTGCCATGATCGAGAGGGAGGCATTGTCGCCGTTTTCGCTGTTCTGCGGATCATAGCCGGCCCAGACCGGGCGCTCGCCATACGGGCGCGCGGCCTCCGGATTGAAGTCCGTCCAGTCCTCCATTGAATCGCAGCCGCATTTGACCAGGTCGTTGAACCGGAACGCGGACAGGCTGTCGTCGACGAAGTCGCAGTCGAACAGGTTGGCGAACTCGTCGGGCGCATATTCGTCGCGCAGCTCGTCGATGTCGAACAGGTCGCACCCTGCCGCCTCGGCATCCGTGATCGTCACGATATGCCGCCAGATACGATCCGGTCCCTGCGCGCCATCCTTCAGCGCGGCATGGCTGACATCGATCTCGACACGCTCGGCTTTCGCGCGACGCCGGTTGCGTCGCTCACCTGTCCAGTACGGATATGCCGCGTGCGCGATCGTCGATGGCGTCGAGAAGTAGGTTTTGCGCCACTTCTTATGCGTCGCCATGCCCGAGGCGACCTTGTTCAACTCTTCGAAGCTGTGAACCCAAAAAAATTCGTCGAAGTAGAAGTTACCGTGACGGCCCTGTGCGGTGCGAAAGTTCGTACCGAGGAAGTGTAGCTCGGCCGCAGCCTCTTCCGCCGGCCGCAAATCCGATGTGATATTCATCGGGTCGCCGGCAAGGCTGACGCCGACCAGCTTGGCAAAGCTGACGATGTAGCTGCGGAACTGGTGCGCCTGCGCCTTCGACGCCGACAGGAATATCTGGTTGCGGCCGGTCTCGATCGCGTCGATCAGCGCCTCGAACGCGAAATAGTAGGTCGCACCGATCTGGCGCGACTTCAGTATCATGCGCGTTCGAAACGATAGGGCCTCGAACCAAGCCTCTTGATAGCCGTACAACTGGTCGAGGAAGATGGCCTTCAACTCGGCCGCCTGGTCGGCGGTGAAGTGGTTCTTCTTCGCCTTCTTCTTTTCGCCCGCGTTGCGGTTCGCGACACGGTCGTTCAGATCGCCGGAATGACCGCCTGGCGCTTCATAGCGACGTACCTTAGCCAGGCTCTCGACCTGGCGACGTAGCGCGTCCAACTCGGTATAGTTGTCGCCGGTTTTCTTATCCTTGCAGATCAGCACCATCAGGCGCGTATCGAGGCAATCCTCCAGCTTGCGGATCGACGGTGCGTCGTCCCAATTATGTCGGCGCGCCCAGCTTTTCACCGTGTCGTATTTGACGTCCAGTTCGGAGCTGATCTGCGCCAGGCTCCACCCGCGCCAGTACAGGCTGCGCGCCGCGCGGATCCGTTCTTCGACGGGCAGGGTGAGAGGGTCGGCAAGGATCGACATGTCAGCGCCAGCCTAGCCACGCCTGCGGGCCTGCCGCCCCCCACCGCTCTTGTAGAAAGCAATTCTACAAGAGCGTGCGCTTGAGGAAGGCACCGTATTCGGTCCCTGTTCGACCTCGCTAACGGGCGCTTGGCGCGCCGCAACCGACCGAACCGAGGACCAGCCGCCATGGGCACCAAGAGCAAGCCGTTTCGCATCTTCGTCGAAGGTGAAACCATCAGCGATGGCCGCAAGGTCACTGCCGAGATGATCGACGAGTGCATCGCCACCTTCGCACCCGACACCTACAGCCCACGCTGCAACATCGAGCATGTTTCGGGCTATAGCCCCGAGCCCCCGTTCAATGGCTATGGCGACGTCGTCGAGCTGGAAGCCAAGACGGACGATTTCACGATCGCCGGCAAGGTCGAGAAGCGCCGTGCGATGTACGCCGTCGTCGAGGGCAACGACCAGCTGGTGGCACTCGCCAAGGCCGACCAGAAGCCGTTCCCATCGGTCGAGCTGACGCCCAGCTATGCCGGGTGCGGCAAATTCGGCATCATCGGGCTGGCGTTCACCGATACCCCGGCGTCGATCGGTACGCAGCGTCTGCAATTCTCGAACCGCGCGCCCGGCACCGTATTTGCCTCAGCAACCGACGCCGTCACGATCGAATTCGAGGCTAAGCAGGCCGAACAGGAAAAGGTCGAGAGTATAGTCGACCGCCTGTTTTCGGCCGTTGTCGCCAAGTTCAAGCCGACCGAGCCCGAGAAGCCGAAGGATGAACCGAAGCCCAAGCCGGCTAACGATAACTTCGACGCGGCCGGGTTCGCGACCGACATGCAGACGGCCTTCAGTGGCGCTCTGACCGCGGCGCTCAACCCGATCATCGCGACGCAGACCGCCCAACAGCGCGATTTCGCCACCCTGAAAACGAAGCTCGAAAACACCGAGCAGCAGGGTTTCTCACGCTCGCCCGCGTCGGGCGGCGGGGATGACGCCGTTACCGACTGCTGATCGTCAGCCCCCGCCCCGACCGCAAAGACCTCACAGGAAGCGCCCCCAATGCTCAACATCACCCGCAACAAGTACGACGCCTACACCCAGCAGATCGGCAAGCTGAATAACGTCGCCGATCCCAGCCGCTCGTTCGAGGTGCTGCCGTCGGTAGCGCAGACCCTCCGCGCCAAGCTGAAGGGGTCGAGCGACTTCCTGTCGAAGATCAACATCATTCCGGTGGTCGCGCAGGAAGGCGACAAGGTCGGCGTCGGCGTCAAGGGCACGATCGCCAGCCGCACCGATACCCGCGTGAAGGACCGCGAGCCGCGCTATCCCGGCGATCTCGACGAGACGCGCTACCGTTGCGAGAAGACGGACTTCGACACGCTCGTTCGGTACGAAACGCTCGACGCGTGGGCGCATCAGCCCAATTTCCAGACCCTGCTGCGCGACGCCATCATCAGCGCCAAGGCGACCGACATCATCACGATCGGTTTCAACGGCGTGAAGGTCGCCAAGGATACCGACCCGGTCGCGTTCCCTCTGCTCCAGGACGTCAACAAGGGCTGGCTCCAGCACATCCGCGAAGACGCGCCCGAGCGTCACGCGGCCGGGGGTGACCTGAAGCAGGAAACCCGCGTGAACGGCGTCGTGACGGTGCCGGGCGCGATCTACGTCGGTGCCGGCGAAGTCGGCGAAGAGGTCGACTTCGTCAACATCGATGCGCTGGTGTTCGCCGGTATCGAGCTGCTGCACGAGAATTACCGCGAGGACACCGACCTGGTCGCGATCGTTGGCCGCGAGCTGGTGAACGACAAGTATTTCTCAATCGTCAACGCGTCCGGCGACAAGGCGACCGAGCAGCTCGCGCGCGACGTTCTGCTGTCCGACAAGAAGATCGGCGGTCTGACCGCGGTCCGCGTGCCCAAGTTCCCGAAGAGCGCCATCCTCATCACCACGCTCGCCAACCTGTCGGTCTACGAACAGATCGGCACCGAGCGGCGCAAGATCGAGGACAACGCCAAGCGCGACCAGATCGAGAACTATGAGAGCGTCAACCACGCCTATGTCGTCGAAGACATGGGCAAGGCCGCGCTGATCGAGAACATCGTCATGGGCAAGAAGCCCGCCTGACGGCCGGGCATCTAAACCCTTTCCCCCGTTCCCGCCCCCACAGGACACGCCATGAGCTTCGCTCGACGCCAGGAACAAATCCTAGCCATGAAAGCGGCGTCTGCTCCTGCATCCGGGGGCGGGCACACCCGCACCGCCGCGGTCGCCACACCGACCGCGGCGGACCAACTCCCCGTTCCCGCCGGCAACACGCCAGCCGCCCGCGGGGCCGCAACCGTTGCCATGCGATTCCGCCACGATCGGCAACGTCTCAAGCAGATCAAGTCGAAGGAATTGAAGGTCGCCGCCAAGCGCCAGATGCTTCCCGAGTATCAGGCCTGGTGCGATGGCCTGCTGGACGCCGGCCGCGGCGTCGAGGGTCGGCAACTGAAGCCGACCGGCGCCGACGATGTGCTGCCGAGCATCATGGTTTGGTGCCTCGACGTTGGCGACTGGACGCGTGGCTTGATGCTGGCGAGTTTCGTCCTTCGCTTTTCGATCCCCATGCCGAAGCACTTCGTGCGCGATGCCGCGACGTTGGTCCTGGAAGAGATCGCGGACGCCGCCCTGCGGGCACAGGCACGAAGCGAAGCATTCCCATTGTACGTGCTGGAGGCCGTCGAATTGCTGACGGACGGCATCGACATGCATGACGAACCCAAGGCCAAGCTCTTCAAGGCGATCGGTGCCGAGCTGGTACGCGCGGCCGGTGAGGCAACCGGCGACGCGATCGTGCCGACGATCGAGCGCGCCATGGCCGTGCTGACCCGAGCCCAGGACAAGAACGAGCGCGTCGGCGTGAAGACGATGCTGCGCGGCCTAGAAAAAGCGAAGGCGGCGGCCATCAAGAACGCTGCCAGCGATCCTGAAACCACCCCCGGCGATACCGCAGATGCGACCGCCACCACCGAATCTCAGGCTGGCGACAACGCCGGCTGACCAAGCTCGCCCCCGGCGCTCGGGGACGGATCACGCGAGACGGGAGGCCTCCGGGCCGCAGGGCCGTCGATCGACCTGATCCCCACCCCCGTGAACTTTTGAGGACTGACAATGCCCGGCTTTCTCGCCAGCACCCTGATAGCCTTCGTCGGCGTCATCGCCGTGATCGGCGCGATTGCGCTAGCCATCGTCGGGCTCGTGGTGCTTGCGATCGAGCGCAAAGGCGATCGTCCCATCGAGCTTTCGCCGCGGACCTTCGCGCTCAGCGCGATCGTCCTGGGGACCTTGATCGGCACTCAGGCACTCGATCTCATCGGCGTTGCGCTGTGACCGGTCTGATCGCAACCGTCCTGCCCGATGAGGATACGCTGCCCCCGGCGATAATCGTCAACGACGGCTTTTTCCCCGACGTCGATCCCGCGATGTTCCGCGCGCAACACCGTATTCGCGATGCCGTTACGACAGAACGAGCGCGCGAGGCGCTGATCGCTGCGATGCTGGCGGTGTATCGCGATCTCGCTGCATGGTCCCGCGGTCACCGTGCAGCCGGCTTGAAGACGCTCGCCGACGTTCGGTTGTCGGACGGCTCCATCTCGACGATCGACGGCACCAATACGCTCGTCCTGCTGTACCATCGGGCGGTGTTCACTGCGGCCAAGGCCGAAGTCGTCGAGCGCTATCGCGACGTCGACCTGACCAGCGCCGGACAACGCAAGGTCGAGGATCTCGAACCCAGCGTCACGGAACTGCGACGCGATTCAATTCACGCGATCCGCGATATGCTCGGCGTCACGCGCACGGCGGTCGAATTGATATGACCGCACCATTCGAAATGGTTCGCGCGCGCGACGGCGACACGCTGGACGCGCTGATCTGGCGCGAGCGCAACCTCGGCCCCGCGGATCTGCAAACCGTCCTTGCCGCCAATCCCGGCATCGCCAGCCTCGGACCGATCCTCCCGAAGGGTCAGCCGATCAACCTCCCTGCCATCGCAGCACCGGCCACCGCCGTCCGCACCGATGTCCTCAACCTGTGGGACTGACCGTATGAAGGATCTACTCCACGAATTTGGAGCGTGGCTATGGGCGTTCGCCGTCAGCCTGGTCCCCGCTGGACTCGGCTCCGTCGTCAGCCTCCTAGTCGAGACCGGGCTTACCTGGGGCCAGCGCTTCGCCCAGGTCTGGGTCGGCATCGTCGTCAGCTACTTCGTCACCAACGCCACCAACGCGCTGTTCGGACTGCACCCGTTCGTCTCGCAGGCGATCGGCTTTCTCGTCGCGATGGTCGCCTTCAAAGGCGCACCCGGCTTCATCGCCGGCTGCGCTGCGGTCCTCGCCGAACTCCCCGGCAAACTCAGCGAGCGCCTGCTCGCGCTCATTCCGCGAAAGGACCCCAAGTAATGCCTGGCCACAACAGTGGAACGTCGCAGCCGGTAAAGCTCAAAACGCTTATCGGCGTGATTGGCGCGGCCGCAGCGCTGATCGTCACGCCGTTCGTCTCCGGATGGGAGTCGGGCGGCACGCCACGGCTCGTCGCCTACCAGGACATCGTCAAGGTCTGGACGATCTGTGGCGGCGAAACGCTCGGCGTGAAGCCCGGCATGGTCGAGACGGTCGCCGGCTGCGAGCTGCGCGAGGAAGCGGCGCTCATTCGCCACGCCGAACCGGTCCTCGCCTGCACGCCGATCCTGCGCACCCATCCCAACCAGCTCGCGGCCGCTATCAGCCTCGCCTACAATATCGGGACCGGTGGCTACTGCGGTTCCACCGTCGCGCGGCGCTTCAATGCCAGCAACTGGCGCGGCGCCTGCGATGCTTTCCTGATGTGGAACAAGGCCGGTGGCCAGGTCGTGCGCGGCCTCGATCGCCGACGTCGTGCCGAGCGCGACCTTTGCCTGAAGGAGCTGCCGCGATGATCCGCGCCTTCTTCATTAAGGTGAAAGCCGAAGCGTTTTTCCTTGTCCTGCTCGCCGTCGCGGCGGTCGGCGCATGGCTGTACGTTCAGTACCGGCAGGTCAGCGCCGATCGCGACGATCTACGGCACCGCGCGGAGCTGATCTGCGCTGGCTCGGGCGCCGACTTCGCCGCGATCGGCACCACCGCGCGCGGCATCCGCTGCGCGCAGACGGTCGCCGGCCTCGTCAAATTCAAGGGCGATAGCGACCAGCTCGCCGCGGCGACGCTCGCGAAGGCGATGGCCGACCACGACGCTCAACAGAACGAAGACACCCGCGCCGCGCGCGCTGCTGCCGAGGCAGCAAGCTCGGCCGCACAACGAATGGAGATGGCAGATGCGAAAGCTGAACGGACGAACATTGTCGATAGCGAGTGGTTTCGCGCTGTTAACGGCGTTGCCGGCCTGCACCCGGCACGCTGAGGCCCCGCCCGCGGTGGTCTCAGCGCCGATCGTCGTCACGGTGAAGGCCAAGCCGCCTGCCGATCTGCTGCAGTGCGCAGATCGCCCCGCCGGGCTTCCCGAGGATCCCGCGCTGATCGCGCAGATCCCGACCGCCATCCGCGCCGGCATCATCCGCCTCGCGCGTGCCTTCGCCGGCAACGCCGATCGCGGCGACCGCCTCGTCAACTGGAATGCGCCCGGCACCTGCCGGTCCGCCAACGCAAAGTGAAAGGAGCCTCGGTGAAAGTCCGTCTAATCGCACTGCTCGCACTGCCCGCGCTGTTGGCGTCCGCCAGCGCGCACGGCCAACCGAGCACGAACTCGGAGTCGCAGGATGGCTATCACGCGACGATTGCCGGCAGCGTCGGCCCCGACCAGGCGTACACCGTGACGTTGATGACGCGGCCGTACAAAGTCCCCGCCTTCGACAGCAAGGGCTACATGGCCGCGTATATCTACCTCGAAGGATCGTGTGCCGGCACGGTTAGTGCCGTCATCAAGCAGGTCGCAGTCAAGCGACGCCTGTCTGCCCCGAACGGTTGAACGGATCCACCATGAAGAAACTAGACAGCCTGCGCTCGCATCTTCTCGCATCTGTTCCCGAAATCAGGAACAGCCCGGAGAAGATGGAGATATTCGTCGATAAGGGCGATGTCGCCGTGCGCGCCGGCTCGCTGTCGTTCGAGTATAGCTACACCGCATCGGTGTGGGTGCAAGACTTTTCCGTCAGCGTTGACAACCTGCTGGTGCCGATCCTCGCATGGATGGCCGCGAACCAGCCAGATTTGTTCGAGAAGGGGGACCGCAAGCCCTTTACGTTCGAGTCCGAACTGCTCGATGCCGAGACGTGCGACATCACGATCTCGATCAACCTGACGGAACTGGTCCGCGTCGAGCAACAGGCGAAAGGCGTGAAGGTCTTCCACTTGCCCGAGCCGGTAATGCTCGATCAGTTTGCCGGCGTTCCGACCGGCACCAAGTTATGGGCCGGGCTGATCGAGGACGTCGCCGGCACGATCGAGACGGTCACGCGATGAACGACTTCGCGCCGATCGAGCAGCTATGCCGGGATTTGCTGCTGCGCACGGCAGCGCCCGAGCGAGCGCGTCTCATGCGCTCGATCGGTCGCGAGATCCGCAAGAGCCAGTCCGATCGCATCGCCGCCCAGCGCGACCCTGACGGCGCGGCCTTCGCCTCGCGCCGTCCCAAGCCCGATCGCGGCAAAAAGGGCCGGCTGCGGCAGCAGAAGATGTTCCGCAAACTCCGGATGGCGAAAAGCCTGAAGGCTGGCGGCAACGCGGATGAAGCATGGGTCGGCTTCGCCGGCCGGGCGTCGCGGATCGCGAGCATTCATCAGGAAGGTTTGTCGGATGCGCCCGCACCGGGGCAGGCGAAAGTCCGTTATGCGCGCCGCGTCCTGCTCGGACTGACGGAAGCAGAACAGCAGCGGATCCTCGACCTCATTCTCGCTCAGGTCACCGCGAGCTGATCTTGTAGAAAGCGTTTCTACAAGAGCGCGGCATAGCCATGCCGTCGCAACCGCGACGACATGGCCGGATTATGGCCGCAATCTCCACCACCGTCGATCTGTCGAGCCTTCCTGCGCCGATCGTCGTCGAGCAACTGTCTTTCGACCAGATCGTCGACCAGATGATCGCCAAGTTGCGCGTAGATTTGCCGGCTTTCGACGCGACGGTCGACAGCGATCCCGCGGTGAAGGTGCTGCACGTCGCCGCCTATCGCGAGCTGATCGTGCGGCAGGCGTTTCAGGACGGCGCTTTGCAGCTCTTCGTCGCCTACGCGACCGGCGCACGCCTCGATCATCTCGCCGCCCTGGTCGGCGTCACCCGCCAGATCGTCACGCCAGCCAACCCGGCGACGGGCGCAGTCGCGATCTACGAAGACGACGATCGTTTGCGCCAGCGCATCGTTCTTGCGCCCGAGAGCTTCTCGGTCGCGGGCCCCGAGCTCGCCTACGTCAAGCATGCGAAGGATGCGTCGGCCGACGTCCTCGATGCCAGCGCGACAAGCCCGGCACCGGGCGAGGTCCTCGTGTCCGTGCTCTACCGCGGTGGTGACGGCACAGCGCCTGCTGAGCTGATCGCGAAGGTCGCCGCCATCGTTACAGCACCCGGCATTCGCCCGCTCGGCGATCATGTGGCCGTCGCGTCGGCCAAGATCGTGCCGTTCGTGGTCAATGCCCGGCTCATCACGTTCACAGGGCCGGATCCCGCGCTGATCGTCGCCACCTCGCTCGTGGCGTTGCAAGCCTTTCTCGCCGAGAATCGCAAGCTCGGTCGCACCATCACGCGGTCGGGCCTTATCGCGGCGCTGAGCCAGGCAGGCGTTCACCGTGTCGATCTCGATCTCGGGGCAGACGTCGTGTGTGACGGAACGCAGGCGGCGAACTGCGTCGCCATAGCCGTCACGCATGGCGGCTATGCGTCATGAGTCTGCTGCCCCCCAATGCGACCCCGCTCGAACGCGCGCTCGAGGAAGCCATCGCGCGGATCGGCGCGATCACCGCGCCGATCGACACGCTGCTCGATCCGTACCTGATCCCGGCCGAATGGTTACCGTGGCTCGGCTGGGGGCTTTCGCTCGATAGCTGGGATGCGGACTGGTCCGAAGCGCTCAAGCGGCAGGCGGTCGCGGAATCGATCGCGCTGCACCGGATCAAGGGTACGCGCGCCTCGGTAGAGATCGTGTTGCGTCGCTTCGACCAGCTCGCGCACGTCGTCGAATGGTTCGAGGCTGCGCCGCGCGCCACGCCGCATACATTCGAAGTCATCCTGCCCCTCAGCGTCGGGGGCGTGGCGCCCGGCGGTACGCGCGCCACTGCCGCCGTCGCCGAGGCCATCATCCGTGAGGTTTCCCGCGCGAAGCCACTTCGCGAGCACTTTCGCCTGGTGCAGCTGCTGGCCGTAGCCGGCGCGATCGGCGTCATGGGCGGCGTCCGCGCCGTCCAGTCGCTCCGCCAGGACCTGACACTCACCACCGCACCGGCCGCCCCATGGGACGCCTACCTTCAAACCGAAGACGGCGAGCCGCTGGAAGACGATTTTGGCACATTCTTCGAGGACGCCTGATGCCCCTGACGCTGACCTTCACGAACGCCGGGCTGGCGCGGTTCACCGCCGCGCAGCTCGGCAATGGCGCGGATCTCCGCGTCTCAGCAATCGGACTGACCGACAACGCCATCGTCGTCGCGCCGACCCTGACTGCGCTGCCCGGTGAATTCCGCCGGGTCGCAACCGTCTCGGGCGCACAGGTCGATAACAACATCGTCCATCTGATCGTCCGCGATGACGAGGCCGTCACCTACGCCTTTCGCGCATTCGCGCTCTACCTGTCGGATGGCACGCTGTTCGCGGTCTACGGCCAGGCCGACCGCATCATGCAGAAGGCGGCGGGCGCGTCGAATATGCTGGCGGTCGATATCGCCTTTCCCGCCGCCAACATCGCCACCGTCAGTTTCGGCGATACCAACTTCCTCAATCCGCCCGCGACGTCGACGACGAAGGGCGTGGTCGAGCTGGCGACCGATGCCGAGACGATCGCTGGCGTAGACACGTCGCGCGCGGTGACACCAACGGGGCTCGCCGCCCGCCTCGCGCAGATCCTGACCGGGACCAACGACCAGATCGCTGCGATACTGGCGACGATCGCCAAACTTGTCACGGCAAACCGGCGTGTGAACACGACCGGCCTCGCGACCGGCGGGCGGGCGCTCGACGGCGACGTTACGATCGATGTCCCGGCCGCGAGCGCAGCCGAAGCCGATGCCGGCGCGGTCACGACCAAGGCACTGACGCCGGCAAGTCTTGCCAACGTGCTCGCCTCGATCGTCGCGCGCGTGCCACTCGCGCGCCGGGTCGACACGACCGGCCTCGCGATCGGCGGGAACGCGCTCAACACCGACATCACGATTTCGGTACCGGCCGCGACCGCTGCGCAGCTGCTCGCCGGTAGCGCCGGCAACGTCGCCGCAACGCCGGCTGCGCTCACTGCTGCCGGCGTCGTCTATCTGGTCGAGAGCAAATCGGACGGCGCGAACCGCTACCGTCGCTTTTCGGATGGCAGCGTCGAGATGATGGGCGTGTCCGCGCTACCAGGCAGCGAGGCCGCTTTCACACTCAACTTTCCGTGGGCGTTTCCGACCGCTTGCGACGGCATTTGGACCACGATCATCAACAGCGGCCAATCGAACGATGGCCAGTCGACCGTGCAGGAAGTCTCGCTCTCTGCCGCCAGTGCGCAGCTCTACGCGCAAAACCACAAGACCCCGACCGCCGACGCAGCCGGCGGCTTTCGCTGGTTCGCGCGCGGTCGCTGATCCGTCCCGGTTTTCCTGATTCTCCGATCTCGAGGTTTGAACGATGGCGAAGATTTCCGCCCTTCCCGCAATGACGGCATCCGATGGCACCGAGACGGTTCCCGTCGTGAAGGCCGGTCGGGCTGCAAAGGTCGCGTTCTCCGCGCTGGCGCGGTTGATGGTGCCGTTCCTTGCCAACTGGTACAAGGGCGATCGCGGCGATCCCGGCGGTGATGCCGGACAGGTCGCGCCCTTCACCCTCGCCAAGACCATGTCGTACAAGGTCGGTATCAATCGGATGCGCACGACTGGCCGACTGGGCGACGGCGACGGCGGTGGCGCGATGTACGACCGATGGGCGGGAGGGGCACTGCCCAGCGCTGGTCGTGACGTATGGTGGTTCACGGCAACCGGCGACAATTCCGCCTGGGTGCTTTCACCCGACCAGCTTTTCTTCGCCTCGCAGTTCGGCGCGACCGGCGGTGATGCGATCGATGCCGGCCCGATCCTGAACGCGGCGCTGAATGCACCCATGGTGCAGACGCTTAATCTCGGGACGCTCACCCATTTCTTTTCGGGCCAAATCATCAAGCCGAGCGGTAAGGCGCTTATCGGCGTGTCGCGGTCTGCGTCGTGGCTGAAGGCGATCCCCGCCTTCGTCGCTCGGCAGTGCGTCTACACGATCGACGACGTCAACGGCCGGTTTGCAGACTTCTCGCTCGACGTGCAGCGCTCCGGCCTCGGTGGCACGAACGCGCAGCGATCTTCCGGCGTGACCATCCGCGCGCAGAATGCCGACGGGTTCGGGACGATCGTCGATCGGGTCGATGTCTACAACGCCACCGGATACGCGCATTATGACAGCGCCGACTATGGCGGCAGTCTCGCGACGCCGCGCAAGCTACGCGGGATCGTCCGCCGCCAGTGCCGCGCATTTAACAGCCAGGTCGGTTTCGAAAGCACCGGCGATACGTCGATCAAGACGATCGACTGCGACGTCGAGGCGTCTACCGTTACGTGGGACGGTGGTTCGCTGGTGCCGACCGAGGCCATGTACCACGAATATGGTCCCATCGCGCATGTCCACCGGATCCGCTGCCGCGGATACGGCCAGGCGGGGGCCGGCGCGCTTCCCGCTGTCGTCGATCCCTTCAGTCTTCGTCGTGTCACCTATGACGAGTGCGATATTGAGGTGACCAGCGGGGTCCCCGCTCTGGTGGTGAACGGGCAAGTGATCAACGGTGTCGAGTATCGTGTTCAGAACCTTCAGATCATCAATTGCCGGTTCGTTTCCGCCAACGGTGGGGGAACAAGCCTCAATGGTACGACCGCGACGATCCGCGGCGGGACGTTCATCGGCGGAGCCAGCGCGTCGAACGGGCAAGGCAACGGTGCCGGCATCGATACGTCCACGAACTCGATTGTCGATATCTATGCCGCCGAAGTCGTCGGCAATGCGGATCCTGCCGGTGGCGGTGCAGCCTATGGGGTAAACGCTCAGGGCAACGCGGTCGTGCGACTGCATGGCGGTAGGGTGACGGCGACCGGCCCGGCGAACCTCGCGATCACGCTTGGCGGTACGATCACCGTCGTCAGCCCCGCCGTGCTGACGCCTACACCGTCCGGATCGTCCGCAACCCCGGTGGAAAAGGCGGATTACGCCACCTCCTACGTCCCGGCGCGCAAGAACTCCGAGCCGACTGTCGAACGGTACGTGCCGCTGACCGAGATCGCCACGAGGGATGCGAACAACCGCTTCATCCTCGGTTTGTCGATCGCAAGCGGCATCACGTTTGCAACGCCACTTTGCCCGGTAAACGTGCTGGGGTCGGGACGCTCCTTCCTCGTCGCCAACAGTAACGGCAACAATTACCTCGAGATGGGCGGACAGGGCAGCGGCACCGCGTACTTCCGTGCCTATGAAGGCAACATGCAGGTCGGCAACGCCTTTGCCGGCAGTCTCCACCTGTGCACCGGAGCGATCAATCGATGGACGGTTCAGTCCGCCGGTCACCTCGCTGCTGCGGCCGATAACGTCTACAGCATCGGAACCGCGGCGCTGCGCGCATCGGTGGTCTATGCCGGCACCAGCTTGATCAATACGTCGGACGAGCGCGAGAAGACGTGGCGCGGGGCGATGACCGACATCGAACGCCTCGCCGCCAAGGCGATCTTTGCGGAGCTGGGCTTCTACCAGTGGAACGACGCTATCGCTGACAAGGGCGAGGACGATGCCCGCTATCACTTCGGCGCCCGCGCGCAACGCGTCTGGACGATTATGGCCGATCACGGCTTGGTCGATCCGCTGGGGAGCGATGGCTTGCCCGCTCGCACCCCCTACGCGTTCCTGTGTTTCGACCAGTGGGACGATGTCTTCGAGGACGTGATGACCGAACGGTTCGGCCCGCCCCGGCACGGCGAGGGTATGGATTACGTCAAGACAGGCGAACGGCTGATTATGCCAGCAGGCAACCGCTTCGGCCTGCGCGAAGGCCAGATGACGCTGTTCCTGCTCGGGGCTTTGCTGGGATGATCCGAACGTCGCTCTTGTAGAAAGCGTTTCTACAAGAGCGACGCCTCGCCTCTCGAAACGTCTCGCGCATGGTCGCCGCTATGGCCGCCACTGCCGATATCCAACGCCTCATTGGCGATCTCGCGCGCGAAGGCACCGTCGTGTCCGTCGATGGCGGCACTGCCCGCGTCCAGTTCGCCGACGATCTCACCACCGGTGACATCCCCTGGCTTTGCCCTCGCGCTGGCAAGACGCGTGTATGGTCACCGCCCTCCGTTGGCGAACAGGTCGCAGTGCTATGTCCGGAGTCGGACACCGCCCGCGGCATTATCATCGGCAGCCTCAGCTCAGACGCGCACCCGCACGCCGCGCAGGATGGATCAACCCGGATCGATTTCGAAGATGGCTCGTGGTTCGCATACGATCCCGTCAGCGGCGACCTTACCGGCGTCGTCACCGGCAAGATCTCGCTCACTGCACCCGGCGGGATCCGCCTGGTCGGTCCCGTCATCATCGAAGGTGACGTGGATTTGAAGGGCGCGATGATCGCCTCGGACGATGTCGTCGCGGCAGGCAAGAGCCTCAAGTCTCACACGCATACCGGCGTACAGGCGGGTGCCGCGATCTCTGGACCACCGAAGTGAACGGGATGGACCGGCAGACCGGCAAGGCGCTTGGCGGCACCGATCATCTCGAACAGTCGATTGGCGATATCCTCGGGACTCCCCTTGGTACGCGGCTCGGTCGTCGCGAATACGGTTCGTTGCTGCCGCAGCTGCTCGATCAGCCGAACAACGAACTCGGCCGCTTGCGCATCTACGCTGCGACCGCGCTCGCCCTGCTCCGTCAGGAAGGGCGAGCGCGTGTCACACGCGTGACCCTTTCCGCCGGAGCCGAGCCGCAACAGGCGATCGTCACGATCACCGGCAGACGTAGCGACGCAGCTGGTCGCCCTACTTTTTCCATTTCGTCCCCCATCCGCGCCTCGTCGGCGCTCGCTCGAAAGGCACACACATGACCTTCCTCCATGGGATCAACGTCAACGAGGTCAAGAAAACCTCCCGCTCGATCGCGACGGTCGCCACCGCCGTAATCGGACTGGTCGCAACGGCACCCGACGCCGTAGCCGGCGCGTTTCCCCTCGATACGGCGGTTAAGATCGTCAACCTCGACGAGGCGATCGAGGAGGCGGGCGCGACCGGAACCCTTCGCGCGTCACTCCGGGCCATCGCCGGTCAGGTGTCCGCCCCGATTGTCGTCGTGCGCGTCGCGCCAGGTGCGACCCCGGCGGATACGGCGGCAGCAATCGTCGGCACCGACGAAGCTGGGGTAAAGACCGGCATGCAGGCGCTGCTGACCGCGTCCGCGCAGTTGAATATGCACCCCCGCATCATCGGTGCCCCCGGCCTCGAAAGCGAGCAGGTCACCAAGTCGCTGGTCATCGTCGCCAGGCGGCTGCGCGCCCGCGTCTACGCAAAGGCTATCGGCGACGATCGCGACGAGGCGGTCGCGCACCGCGGCCTGTTCCCGAACGCGCGCGAGCTAACGTTGCTGTGGCCGAGCGTGACCGCACCGTACGGAGCGGACGGTTCGAGCATTGCCGTGCCGGTTGCGGCGGTGGCGATGGGCGCGCGAGCCGCGATCGATCAGGAGCAAGGCTGGCACAAGACGCTGTCGAACGTCGCACTTGCGGATCTCGACGGCCTCGCCGCCGACGTAACCTTCGATATTCAGGACCCGGAGTGCGATGCGAACGTGCTGAACGCGGCCGAGCTGGTCACCGTGGTCCGGATCGCTGGCGACCTCCGCTTCTGGGGCAACCGCACGTGCGCGGATCCGGCAAGCGACTTCGTGTTCGAGAGCGCCTGCCGCACCGCGCAGATTCTCGCGGATACCGTGGCACTTGGCTTGGTGTGGGCGATGGATCGTCCTCTGCTGCCGAGCCTGGCGAAAGACATCGTCGAGCAGATCAACGAGAAATTCCGCCAGGAAAAGCGCGCTGGTCGGATCCTCGGTGCCGTCGCTGTATTCGAGGGAGCGAAGAACCCGGTCGAGCAGCTGAAGGCCGGCAAGCTGCTGATCGGCTACCGCTACACCTTCGTGCCGCCCCTTGAGGCGCTCGGGCTCGAGCAGGAGATCTCCGATGAGTTCTTCGCCGACTTCGCCAGCCTCGTCGCCGCAAACTGATCCGCTCCCCCCTGACCACCCGCACGAAAGGCTGACGCGATGGCGTTCCCCAGCAAGCTCAAGCAGACGATGATGTTCAACGACGGCGAAGCCTTCATCGGTGAAACCGTATCGATCACGCCCCCAAAACTTGTGCGCAAATTCGAGGACTATCGCGCTGGTGGCATGAGCCGCGCGGTGAAGGTCGACATGGGCGGCGAAGCCCTGGAGATGGAGGCGACCTATGGCGGTCCCATGCGCCAGATCCTGCGCCAGCACGGCATGCTGAATATCTCGGGCGTGCAGCAGCGCTTCGTCGGCTCGTTCCAGAACGACGACACCGGCGCGGTCGATGTGGTCGAGATCGTCACGCGCGGCCGGCACGAAGAAATCGACATGGGCGAATGGAAGCCCGGCGAGGACACCGAGTTCAAGGTCAAAAGCCAGCTCAGCTATTTCAAGCTGGCCTGGAACGGCGTCGTCGAGGTCGAGATCGATGTGCTTGGCATGATCGAGGTCGTCGGCGGCGTCGACCTGATGGCCGCGCACCGCACGGCGCTTGGTCTGTAGGGCCCCCACCACCACCCCGCCCCCGCCGCAAACCAAACCCAAGGACCGATAAAATGAACGAGCAGAACGACACGCCAAACTCCGCACACGCCGCCCCCGGCGACGTCACGCTGGAATACGACATCGTCGTCGCCAACAAGGTCGTGCTGCCGGCAGGCACGCTGATTCATGTCCGAAAGCCGATGGGCGGTGCGCTGCGCGGTGCCAATCTCGGTGGCCTGGTGCGGATGGATTACAACCAGGTCGCGCTGGTCGCGCCGCGCGTGACGCAGCCAATCCTGCACCCGCATCTCATCGACGCGATGGATCCGGCGGACGTCACCCAGATCGCGGGGGTGCTCGTCGATTTTTTGCTGCCGACTGCGACGAAGGAGGCTCTCTCCCAGAACATGTAGAGGATCCGATGGCGGATATCGCCTTCGTCTTCCACTGGTCGCCCGACGCCCTCGACGCGCTTTCGATCCATGACCTGATGCAGTGGCGCGCGCGCGCCGCGCGCCGCCATAACCCCGAAGGAAAGACCCGTGGATCGTAACCTGCGCATCCGCATGTTGCTGGAAGCCGGTGACCGCGTCACCGGCCCGTTGCGCGCCATCGCCGGTGGATCGACCAAGGCGGCGCAGGCGCTCAAGCTGACCCGCGACGGCTTGAGAGAGATCGAGCGCGCGCAGGGCGATATCGCCGGCTTCCGCAAGCTGAAGACCGGCCTCGGCGATACCGGCACCGCGCTGGGGACGGCACGCACGCGCATGGCGGGATTGCGGCAAGAGATCGCCGCGGCCGACAAGCCGACCGCGACGCTGACCCGCGCGCTTGCCAAGGCGGAACGCGAGGTGACGACGCTGGAAGCGACCGAGCGCAAACAGGCGCAGTCGCTTCAGGAGATGTCGCTGCGTCTGCACACGGCCGGGATCGATACGAACGACCTCGCACGTCACCAGCGCCGCCTGCGCACTGAGGCGGTTCAGACCAACCGTACGATCGTAGAGCAGACGGCAGAGGTCGGACGGCTCGCCGACCGCGAACGCCGCATGGCGGCAGGTCGTGCGCGGTTCTCGCGCACACAGGCTATGGCGACTGGACTCGCGGCGGGAGGTGCTGCGGCAATCGGCACGGGCATGGCAATGGCCGCGCCATTGATCGGCAGCATCAAGGCCGCGCAGGACTATCAGTCGGTCATGACTGACATCGGCCAAAAAGCCGATCTATCGCGCGCCGCATCGGAGCAGCTGGGGCGCAACCTGCTCGTGTCCGCGCGCGCGGCCAACCAGATGCCGGCAGACCTCCAGGCGGGCGTCGATGCGCTCGCGGGCCTCGGCGCGAAGGTGCCCGACGCGGTCGCGATGATGAAACCGATCGGCCGCGCCGCAACCGCCTACAAGGCCGAGATCTCTGACCTGTCTGCCGCCGCGTTCGCCGCCACCGATAACCTCAAGGTGCCGGTCGCGCAGACCGGCAAGATCATCGACGTGATGGCCAGCGCCGGCAAGGCAGGCGCGTTCGAGATCAAGGACATGGCGCAGTATTTCCCGGCGCTGACCGCCGCCTATCAGGGCCTTGGCCAGACCGGCGTCGGCGCCGTCGCGGATCTCGCAGCCGGTTTGCAGATCGCGCGTAAAGGTGCCGGCGATGCCGCCAGCGCAGGCACGAACCTCGCCAACATCCTCCAGAAGATCGCGTCGCCCGCCACCAACAGGGCGTTCGAGAAGATGGGCGTCGACCTGCCGGCAGCGCTGAAAAAGGCCTATGCCGAGGGGAAGACGCCGCTCGAAGCCATCGCAGAGCTGACGAACAAGACGCTGAAGGGCGATCTATCGAAGCTCGGCTATCTGTTCGAGGATGCCCAGGTGCAGCAGGGCCTGCGCCCGCTGATCCAGAACATGGAGGAATTCCGAAAGATCCGTGCGGAGGCGGCGAAGGCGGGCGGCACGACCGACCGCGACTTCGCCGACCGCATGAAGGACTCGGCCGAACAGTCGAAACAGCTGAAGGTCAACGCGACGACGCTGGCCATCACGCTCGGTTCGCAGCTGCTGCCGACGATCAACGCCATCGTCACGCGCGCCAATGCGTTCGCGACATGGATCGGCGATGTCGCCAACCGATATCCCAATGCGACCAAGGCCGTGGCCATCGGCGTCGCGGCGTTCGCCGGACTGTTCTTCGTGCTGGGGGGCGGTGCGATCGTCATCGCCGGCCTGGTCGCGCCCTTCTCGGCGCTGGCGTTCGCGGCCGGCGCGCTCGGGATCGGCATGTTGCCGGTCATCGGCATTGCGCTCGCGGTCGTCGCTGGCATCGTCGCGATCGGGGCCGCGGCGTATCTGATCTATGCCAATTGGGGCGCGATCGGCGGATGGTTCGCCGGGCTCTGGCAGGGGATCAAGGGGACCTTCGCGGGCGCGGTCGATTGGTTCGCGACGCTACCAACCCGCTTCGCGCAGATCGGCCGCGATATGATCTCCGGCCTGATCCGCGGGATCTTCGGCATGTTCGGTTCGCTGAAAAGCACGATCGTCGGCGTCGCGTCGTCCGCGGCGGGATGGTTCAAGGCGAAGCTCGGCATCCATTCGCCCAGCCGCGTCTTCGCGGGCTTCGGTGGCAACATCGTCGACGGGCTGACCAACGGCATCGCCGCGCAGGAAGGCGAGCCTGTCAAGCGCATGGACCGCCTCTCCAGCCGCCTGACATCCGCGATCGTCACCGGCAGCGCGATCCCGGCGCTGGCGATGGGCGGTGCCGCCAGCGCCGCCTCCGCGCCGGCCGGTGCAACCAGCGCCGCGCCCCGCAGCTACACCATCCACATCCACCAGCAGCCGGGACAGGATTCGCATGTCCTCGCCCGCGCCGTAGCCGACGAGCTGGACCGCCGCGACCGGGAAACGGCCGCGCGGCGCCGATCGTCCTTCGCCGACACCCCCGATTACGAGACCGTCTGATGCTCCTTGCGCTTGGTATGTTCCCCTTCTCGATCCAGACGCTCGCCTTCGACGAGCTGGCGCGCCGCGCGAGCTGGCGCCACGCCACGTCCGCGCGGATCGGCGCGCGCGACGCGACGCAATATACCGGCCCCGGCGAAGAGACGATCGCCCTGCCCGGCACCGTCTATGCCGAGATCGCCGACGGCCGCGTGTCGATCGACGAGCTGCGCCGCATGGCCGACACCGGCGACGCCTGGTCGCTCGTCGACGGCCTCGGCTATGTCTATGGCGCGTTCGTCATCACCGGCATCGACGATCGCGCAAAGGTCTTCTTCCCCGACGGCACGCCGCGCCAGATCGACTTCGCGATCGACCTCCTGCGCGTCGACAGCGACGTCGCATGATCGCCAACATCGCCGCCGTCCGCGTCGTCGTCGACGGCACCGACATCACGCCGCTGCTCGAAGGCCGCGTCGCGCAAGCCAATGGCCGCCCGCCGCGCCGTCGCCTCGTCTCGCTCGGCATCACCGAAAAGCGCGGCGAGGAGGCCGACCAGCTCGATCTCGTCATCGACGACACCGACGGCGCCGTCGCCCTCCCGCCGACGGGCGCGAAGATCCACGTCTGGCTCGGCTGGAAGCAGGGCAGCGACGTCACGCCCAGCCTGGTCGACAAGGGATGGTTCATCGTCGACGAAGTCGCGCATGGCGGCCCGCCCGACCTGATCACGATCCGCGCGCGCTCGGCTGACTTCACCAGCGACCTGAAGACCAGGCGCGAGAAGAGCTGGCACGGTACCACACTCGGCGCGATCGTGACCGAGATCGCCGAGTGCCACCAGCTGACGCCGCGCTGCGCGGCCAGCCTCGCCGACATCGCGGTCGCGGCAAAGGCGCAGAACCGCGAAAGCGACCTCGCCTTCCTCCGCCGCCTCGGCCGGGAGCGCGGCGCGGTGGCGAAGATCGCGCGCGGCGTGCTGATCTTTTCGCCGATCGCCGCCGGCACGACACCGTCCGGCAAACCGATCGCGACCGTCACCATCGCGCGGCGCGACGGCGATGCCCACCAGTTCAGCCGCCAGAAGCGCGACGACGTGCCGGGGGTGAAGGCGACGTGGCACGACCGGAAGTCCGGCAAGCGCGAGCAGTTCGTGGCCGGGAAGGTGGAGGGGGCAAAGACGCTGTCGCGCGTCTACGCCAACGAGGTGGATGCTCAGGCCGCCGCCAACGCGGCGCATGGCCGCGCCGGGCGTGAGCCCGTTTCGCTCAGTCTTACGCTCGCGCTCGGCCGGCCCGACATTCACGTTGAGATGGAGGCGAGCGTCAGCGGTTACAAAGCTCCGATCGACATCGCAGCGTGGCTGGTGGCAGAAGTAACGCACACTTTAGGCGATCGGGGATACTCGACGAGCGTTAAACTGGAAGCAGCCTAGTCTTTGCCCTTGACTGTGTAAGCTTGGAACGGGTTGTTGCGTGCCGTTGGAAACCGCAATTTCAGGATGCCTCTTTCTACCATTCCGCTGAGTAAGCGGCGCCGAAGGCTCGTCGCATTCCTACCCATAAGGCTGGCGATTTGGTGGCTATTAAGCCACCCGCCTACCCTGCATAGCTCGATAACCACGTCTTCCTGATCATTGACGCTCAGAAGGGTACCACGGGCTCGGTTACCGATCAGCGCGAGCTGAGGCCAAAGACCTCGAAGGGTTTCGTCAACGCCGGCGCCGATTTGTCCGACCTCAGCTTGCTTATCTGGTTCAAGGAGCTTGGTACTAGCGTCAGAGGTTATGCCAGAGGTTATGCCAGAGGTTGGGTCAGAAGTTGGGTCAACGTCGTTCGCTGCATCCTGCCGTGCCTGAACGATGGTGCGGCTAGCGTCTCGCAATTCGTACCGGGTCCAGCGGCCGGTACCGATGCGCCGAAGAAGTCCACTTTTAACGAGATGCTGAAGCGTCTTAGTCAACTCCGTTCGGTGAACCGTCAGCACCTCCTGCAGCCGCGCGTTGGTTATAGCTCCCTCCTCAAGGGCCATAACCAGTATCTGTATCTCATCCGGTAATAAGGAATCGCATTTCGTACCGAACATGCTGCGCAAGCCGGTCAGAGCCTCCTCCGGCAAAAGGCTGACCATCGGCAGCGTCAACGTTACCCGGTCAGGACGCTGTGTCTCCCTAATGCGAGGCGTACGAAGCTTTGCCCCATCCCAACTGGTTCGGATGCGATCCATCCCCGATCCCGCCTTATCTCCGGCCCCCATCATCTGGAACATGACCTGGAGAGCTTTATTCCGGCATTCACTTACCCCACCGCGGAGTAGTTGTTCTAATGACAAAAGTAGAGTTCCGGGATTCGACAGTTCGATCCTGTCTCCGTACCGATCATAAACTATGCCACCTTGCCCGAAATAATCAGAATGAATAATCGAGTTAACAACCGCCTCACGCAAGCCTTCTGCAACCGACGACTCATCAATTCGGTACGAATTAGCATCAAGCTGGAACGGCGTTTTTAACGTCATCGCGAGCCGGGGCATAATACGATTATAAAATTGGAAAAGATTGCCTTCCCAAGTGCCATCAAGGGTTATTCTATCGGACCAGCGCTCACTGGGTTGCGCGCCAAGGCGTTCTCGATAATCTAGATGAAATTGCGGTAAAGCCTCAGGTGAACGTATCGCTTGCTCCTGACCAAACATCAGAAGACCAGCAACAGTTAATCCTTCCTGATTGCTAACCCGGTCTCTACGCCAGCCGCCAAGCCGAGTTAGCAGCGATAAATCGTTTTCCAATAGCCAAGGATGGTTTGGCTGCGAGCTAGCGAAACGATTACGATACTGCGCTAAAGATTGAGCGTGGAGGTCTGATAGCGTGAACCCTTCTAGCAATCTGCTATCTGCTGACAAGATAGACTGATCGGCAAACATTCTGCGAACCTCTTCAGGGCTGCACTTGTAATCGCCGGTGTGATCTCGCCGATAAGTCCCACTAAATGGATCGTTATTTATATAAATCGGGCGCTGCTCACGCGACGCGCGGGGTACATTTATACGAATAACTGGGTTTAAAGACCCCATATCAACGATTGTTATCTCGTTGCTACTGAGGATATTAATATTTACTTTTTTGGAGTTGTGCAAACTGCTCCAAATATTATCCACCTGCTGGCTCGCGTCAGACACGCCATGCATGTCCAACGTAGTACCTTTTTCCGCGATGCCGAGATAGATCGTTCCGCCATTAGTATTTGCGAACGAGCTATAGGTTTCCCATAACGACCCAGGAACACCTCCTTTTGCGCTTTTGAACTCGAGATCACCGCTTTCATAGAAAGAGGGATCATCAAATAGGGACAACTGTTTTGGCATGTCGCTCAACCGATATTTTCGCTAAGATAATTATTCATGATGATCACCTAATAATTAGGTTAAAATCCCATCGCCTCATCCCAAGGCATCACGCGGTGGACTGAGGATACCTGTTCGTTCGGCACCTCGAACTCGGCAGCAGGGTTGAACTGACGCAGCACGACGACACCGGGGCGGCGTCGCACGAGCTGCTTGATCAGGACGTGGCGAACCTCTTCCCCATCGAACGTCGGGCCACGCAGCTGGACGACCACGTCGTCGCCAACGCCAGGTGAGCGCTTGGGGTCGACGAGAACGCGACGACCCGAATCGAAGCGTGGCTCCATCGAATGGCCTGCCACCGAAACAACGTAGAGGTCTGGCCTGCCGGTCACGCCGATCGGGCGTGCCATGAAATCGATAGGTGCGGACATATGCACCTCGGTTTGCTCGACATTCACTACGATCCCGTTGCTATCGCCGAATTCGAGATCGGCGCCGAGCGCGCTACCATAGATCGGCAGCGTTTTTGGCAAGCGGCGGAACGCGTCCTGTGAAAGCGGTTGATCCGCAAACGTGCGTTCGATGCCCTGTTCGCGACCGAGCAACCAGTCTGACGACGTGCCCAGATGTTCTGCAATAGCCTCAAGGCGCTCCGCGCCAGGCATAACACCGCGCTTCAAGATATTTCGGATCGCGTCGGGCTGGCCCGCTGCCGCCATCGATATTTCGCGTGCCGATACGTTAAGCTCGTCCAGCTTAGCCTGGACGCGTTCCTTCAAAATATCCGGCGTTCGCTTCATGCGGCACTCATGCCGCACACAAATACCCTGCGCGAGCGGAATATATTCCGTTGACACTGCGGACTAAAATCCGCATCAGTGCGGAATGGAAGCTGCATATGAGAACGCATTGCGAACGGTCGCCGAGGCGTATGACGTTGAAGTCGTCCGTTGGGGAGGCAAATCGCTCTCGCGAGTAGCGACTATCGTCGTCAATAGCGGCACATTTTTTAGTCGCTTGCGGGATGGAAAGACATTCTCTGTCACCAACCTGGAGAAGTTCGCGTCGTGGTTTCGTGTACCGGCCAACTGGCCCGATCGCGCGATCCCTCATGACGCGGCCACCGCGTTGACCAGTATCGGTCGCCCCCCTCTTCCTGCCAACACCATGCCGCACCCGTACCGCACGTATGACGCATCGGTCGATTGTAATCGCCCTGCGGTTTTCCAGTCGAAGGCCGCGCGATGACTAAGCCACGTATTCCCGACAGCTTTCCCGACGCGATGGGCAAGGTCCTCGCGCAACTCGGTCGCGAACGCGCGGCTGCGGTCGTCGGTAAATCGGTCAGCACGGTCTATGAGTGGGCGAAAGAGGACACGCCAACGCTCCCGTCGCTGATGGAGGCACTCGCTCTCGATACCGCGCATCGGCTTGCTGGGGGCGAGGACGCACCTTTCCGCGACGCCTTCAGCCATCAGCTCGATATCGAAGTTGATCAGCAGGACGCCTGCCGCCGCGCGCTTATCAGCGACTCGGTCGAGTTCATTGGCGAGGCAGGCGATCTGCAAGCCGCTCTTTTCATTGCCGTTCAACCCGGCGCTTCCCCGCTCGACCTCCATCGCGCGCTGGTTGAGGTAACGCAGGTTGAAGGCGTCGTGCGCCGCCTACGTCGGCGCCTGCCCCGTTTCCTTCGTCCCGCCATGTCGACGGGGCCGGGGAATGCCGGGGGGACCCATCAGTGACGAAGAAGAGAAACTACACACCCCGCGTTCCCGCGACGGTGTGCCCGCACTGCCTGACGCGCTCGATCGCCTATGACTCGGTCGAGATCGACCGGCTGACGCGCGAGATCCGCTATGTCTGCCAGAACGCCGATTGCGGCCACACCTTCGTGGCCCAGCTCGGCATCTTCCGCACGGTGCGGCCCAGCATGATCCCGAGCCCGGCGATCCGCCTGCCGCACGGCCAGTGGCGCTCGAAACCCGCCAACGACGACAACCGCCTGCCGGCCAACGATGATCAGCCTGACGCGGCGGAGGCTGCTCCTTCGCCCACCTGATCCCGTGACCTGATCCCCGCGGCCTCGGCCGCGCACGTCCTGAACCATCCCCCCGCCATCCGGAAGCACCCGCTTCCGGCACCGCTACCCCTTTGCCGAAAGGAATGCCCGATGATGCACGTCTTCCCGCGTACATTCACGATGCCGATGCAGCGAGGCGAGCGTGCCGCGACCGCCAGCGCCGCCCCCCTGACGCCGGCCAGCTACATCAAGCTGCGTCGCGAGGCTTCGGGAATGTCCACCAAGGAAGCGGCCGGCATGCTTGCACGGAACGCCGATGAGGTGGCACCCGCACTGGATCTGATCCACGCGCTGGAAACGCCCGGCAACACGGCTCGCCGCCCCGAAACGCTGGAAGCCCTGCGCAGCGTCTTCCCGTTCGATCCGGACGTCTACCGCCAGCTCGTGACCGATCCGGCCGACAGCCACCCCCGCATCTGCCGTGGCTGCGGTTGCAGCCTGTGGGATCCCTGCACCAGCGAAGAACATGGCGCGTGTGCCTGGGCGAGCGACAAAGCCTGCACCGCATGCCTGCCCGACACCGCGCCGGTGGAGTGCTGCCAGTGATCGCCGCGGCACCATGCAGCCCCGCCCGGCTGGAGCGCCGCATGCGCAACCGCCGCATCGCCAAGATCGTCGTGGCGATCCTGTTTGCGGTTGTCTGGATCCCCGTTGCGATCGTCATGGTCGTCGCCGGCACATCGGATCGGCGTCGCTGATGCTGCACGATGTCCTCACCGGCTTGGCGCTGACGCTGTTCGGTAGCGCAGGCGCAACGGCGATCGGCGTGATCCGCACGTCGCTCGCGCCGCAGTGGAGCCGGATTTGTCGGCTTGCCCTTGGCCATGTCGAACCGGCCAGCACGCCTCTCGTTGAAGCGGTGCGCTGATGCGCTGGTCCGCCACGAACAAGTCGCGCGCGATCGTTGCCACCGTGCTGCTCGCTTGGTTGCCGATCGTAGCGTGGTTGGTTCTGTGACGTGGCGGACGTCGCGGTCAGCGGCGGCGATCGCGCTCTCTTCGAAGGGCTCGGCCGCACTGGAAAACAGTGCGACGTCCTCGCCGTCCGCAAGGCTTTCGCCTCGGTCCGCTTCGACGACGGACAGGCCGTCCTCTGCCTCGCCAAGGATCTGCACCCGATCCAGCGACGCCCGCCGCCCATGTTCTGACCCGCTCGCCGCTCTTGGCGAAATGCTTTCTACAAGAACGGCCGCTGGCGCGACCGCTCGATCCCCTCGCACCAACAGGATCTCCATGATGATCAGCGCCGCTCCCTCCGAAGCTCGCCAGTCTCAGTCATCGTCACACCCAACCAACTGTTCCCCAAAGCGGGAACAGCGTGGCTTCCCGATCGAGATGCCACGCATGATGGGGCTGCAAACTGCCTACGAAATTCTCGGAGGCAAGAAGCAGACGCTGGCGGACATCTTGGGCGTCACCCCGCGCAACGTGAATTTCAAACTCAATGCCGAACGCGGCATCTCTAACCTTGACCTTCTGCTCACGGCAAAGTCGCTCGAAACCCGCGGCAACAAAATGCTGGAGCATGCCGCCAAGCTGCGCGCCGTGCTTGCCGAGGCAAAGGGCTGATGAACGCCCCGTCACTGATCAAACTGTCCCGCAAGCTGATGCGAGCGGCCGACGTCGGGAAAGGCGTCCGAATCGAGTCCCCCGACCTCGATCTGCTCGGAAGCCTCGGACTTTTCGACATCATCAATCGCGCCGTAGCCGACTACCTGAAAGAACAGACACAATGCCGCGACGCACTCCGCCGGTTTACCAAAGAGGGAAATATTGGCTCGCCCACGACGAACGGGCAGACGGAACCCTTCGGACACCCAATCTCTACATCTGGTGGTACGACAGCGGAACGCGACGCGAGCGCAGCACGTCGACGGCTACAAGCGACGTAGCGGCCGGCATTCTGGCGCTCGACAAGGTCTACCTTGCCGACAAGGATGAAGCGCCGGCATTCTGCCACGCATGCGGCCAGCCGCTCGCGCAGGCGCAGGCGTATTTGCTGACCGACGCCATCGCAGACTATAAAATCGAGTGGGGCAACACGCGCGCCTCGGCTGACACGATCTCGGGTCGCTTAGCGCACGCTGTCGCGTTCCTTGACGCGGAGCAGGCCCTTGGTGCGGAAGGCCGGTTCGGCCACTCCACCAGCTGCGCGACGGCGTGCGGCACTGTGTTCGTTAACGCCTTCCGCGCCTGGTCCCGCTTGCAGCCAGTCGAATGGCGCAACGGCAAGGGCGAAGTCACCGTGTCGCGCCCACGGTCGCCGTCCGCGACCGAGGCATCGATCGCGCAGCTGATCGCCGTGCTGAATCACGCCGCCAACGCAGAGCCGGCGCGCTCCGATAAGCGGCCGATCTACAAGCCTCTTCCCGCCCGCCAGGTGCAACGCCAGCGCCGCACCCGAATCGGTGTCGAGGAATTGGCGAAGATGTTCGCCTATGCGGCCCAGCCCGATCGTCAGCGCGGATCGCTCCACGCGTTCCTCGTCGCTTCGGTCTGCACGATCGCGCGGCCCGGTGCCGTCGTCGACATCAACGTCGCGCCAGATCGCGAGCAGTGGTGGCCAGGCGCGCCGACGATCGACCTGAATCCCCAGGGCCGCACGCAGAACAAGAAGCACCGCGCCGTCCTGCCGGTTCTGCCGCTGCTCGATCGCTGGCTGCGCGAAGAATACGAGACGTACATGGCGCTTCCCATTCCGGATCGCGCCGGTCGGGGCTGGCTCGTGAACTATCACGGCCGCGCCATTCAGGACGTCGATCGCGCGTGGGATACAATGCTCACGAACCTCGACATGCCGGCCGGCCGCGAGTGGCGTCCATACCTGCTGCGCCACAGCCTCGCGACGCTCGTCCGTAACAACGGCGCGGAGAAGTGGGATCTCGAAGGCTTCATGGGCCACCGCGCCGGAAGCCAAACCGAGGTCTACGCCATCGGTGAATTCCCAACCGTCGTGCGCGCCCTGAATCGCATCATCGCCAAGATCGAGAAGCGTGCGCCGGGCTCGATGCACCGGAACGCTACCGGAGCCGGCGTCGCTAAAAAGCTCGCTGGAGACAATAAAATGTGA